ATGGGTTGTGAGTACGGGCCGGACGGGAAGTGCGGCCGAAAGGTGGCGGCGCGCGGGATGTGCGCCTCGCATCGCCGGATGTGGTTGGCGGGGAAGCCTCTGGATACCCCGGTGCGGGCTTATCAGCGATACGACGAAGGGCCGGACGGCAAACCCGTGAAGGTTGCCATCCGACCCCGCGTCGTGCGCCGTGACCCTTGGGTCAAGGAGAAGGCTCTCCTTGGGTCTCTGGGTCTTTAGGCGTCTCGTTCTAGCCGCACTGCTTCCATGCGCCGGTAGAGGTCGAGGACTGAATCCAGGATTGGATGGGAGTCGCCTGCGTCATCGGCTGGGCCGGTCACGATGACGGTGCCGCAAAACCTGTCTAGCCCCTCCATCTCTGGGCTGAGTTTCCACCACAAATAAGTGGCCATGGGGTTGTCGGGCAGATCGTGGATCCTGCCTTCTTCGTTACAAAAGAAGGTCGCGCCTTCGACTGCGACGGGCTCCATGTAGCCGCCGAGGATCTCTTGGAAGGTCTGCAGTTTCTGGCTGATCTGCCGGACCTCGTACGTAGCGTCTGGATGGATAACTAGTACCTGAATCTCCCGCGCCGCCACGGTCAAGTCATACCTCACTTTGGTCATCTTTTCCCTTGGTTCGACTATGTGCACCCCTGGCGTTCCTGTGAGTTTTAGCACCGGTCCTGGCGGAGCTAACACTCATCAAGAGACAACCAATAGGTTAGCTGGCGTGACATGGCTACGTAAGCCCTGTGTGGCCCTTATTTTCGGTTCGCTTTGAGATAAGCCTTGACTAGATCGGGGTTTAGCTTGCCTCTTGTGGCTACTTCATATCCGTTTGCGCGGCCCCATGCACGGGCTTCTTGTCTCTGCGCTTGAGTCAACTCACCTGCCGTCTTCTTAGCTGGCTGCGCAATCCTCTTGACTACTGCGCTCTTTCTTGCCCACTTCGTCTTGGCGTGTGCCGCCTTGAGCCAGCGCGAGAGGTCTGCGACCAGCTCATCTGAGTGCTCATCTGTGAGGTCTAGCTTGTAGATGAAGCCGCGAAAGCCGATGGTCTCAACGTTCTTGGCTTCTAGCGTTTTGTCTAAGTCATCAACCGTGCGAATGCTGACTTCCCGTGCCACTTTGTTCCCTTCGTGTTCCTTGCGCTCAACGCAGAGAAGGGTAATACGTGACTATGCAGTGAGACACAAACGAGCCCCGACACTCAACCGAGTGTCGGGGCTCTTTGTCTCCCCCGAGAGGGGAGGTTACACGAGATTTACCTCGCTAGCGCGTGGGCGAAGTCGCAGGACGGCCCGCCGTTGTGGTAGCTGGTCGACTCGAAGATGCAGAGCACCTTGTGTGCGCCGTCCGGCAGGTTGACCCAGTGGGCGTTTGAGGTGCCGTCGAAGTCCGATTGCTGACTCGTCTGCCCTTGCTGAGTAGGTGCAGCTGGCCCGCAGGCCGCACTGAGGAGTACGAGAGCGATGATCGCCGTCGCCGTGGCTGCCCTACGGCCGAGTCCGCTCACTTGGCGTCGCCGAAGTCGCACTGCATGGAACCGCCGTCGCCGCCACCGTCGTATGGCAGCCAGGTGATGCACTTGACGCCGTCCACGGTCTGCACGTGGAAGCGTTCGACGCCACTTTGGGTTTGGGCGTTGCCGCATGCCGTCAGCCCGACGATGGCTCCGACCGCCAGGGTGGCGAGGAGGATCTTGGTCATGTTGTCCTTTCGATGGGTGGTTCGCGGTACCAGTCCTGATAGGTCTCCAGGTCCGCGTTCAGGGCGCTTTCGATGTCATCGATGGCGTGCAGCAGGTCGACGGTGGTCCGTTCGTCGTCAACCAGTTTCGTCACGTGACCTTTCACGATGCCGAGGGTGCTGGTCGCCGATCTGAACGCCTTCTCCGTGCCCGCCTTGTCGAGGATGGGCATCAGGTCTGCATCGTGTGGCGCAGTGGAATGGCGTTGGCCTCGGCGAACTCCCTCAGGAGCCGGTCGGCCTCGGCGATCCGCTTCTGCGCCGTCGCGAGCTTCGACTGCCTGCGCACGTTGGTCCCGAGCAGAACTGGATCGAGGGCGAACGTGCGACCGATGGCGCTGTCGAGACTGGAGATCGCCATCCGAATGAGCGGTTCGGCGACGGTCGGGTCAATCCTCTTGTTGCCCATGGATCTTCTCCCAGTCTTCTACGAACTCCTTGGCCTCTTTGAGGGTGGCTGCGGGTCCGTAGATGGTTCGTAGTGGCTCCGTCTTGCTGGACCGGACGTAGACGATCCACCCAACGGGCGTGAAGTCGCGTGTCTTGCGCTTCTGCCGAATGATGTACTGCACATTGGGGTCTCGTTCTGGGGTGGAGTGCCAGACGGAGTAGCCGGGGTTGTCAGCGGCGGCGCTGACCCATTTCATTGCCATGATTTCGCCTCCAGCCAGCGGTCGAGTTCCTTTTCTCGCCACAGCTCGTCCCAGATGAGGTGGGCGTGTTCCCAGACCCACCTCTGGAGAGCTGTCTCACTGCGGACCTGGTACGGGGCGACGTAGTGCCACTTGACGACATCTTCCGTTTCGCCGTCGACCAGCTCCAGCCGGATCTCCCCATGCCCTTCGGGGTTGCGGCGAACCCGCCAAAACCACCCCTCGGGAAGCGGTTTGGCTGGATCGTTGGGAAGACCTTGCCAGCTCTTGTTCGGTGGGGCGCTCATGACCAGCTCACCGCCGGGGTGGGCACCAGGTTGGGCCAGATCCCTTCGCCGACAGGCCCGTCGTCGGGTATGACGACGGTCAGCACGCGGATGTCGCGGCCGTTGGTGGGGCCAACGTAGCGGGGCAGCTTGGGGTTGAGCACGTCCTCGCGGTAGTTGTGCGCGTCCTTGGTGCGGGTGAAGAGCCGGATCTTCCAGTTCCACTCCCGGCCGTAACCCATTTTGAGCGTGGGCTTTCCGTCGATGTACTCGACCAGGACGCTGATCTGTGCGCTCATAGGGCTTGCTCCACCAAGCGTCGAATGTCCCACGCGAGGCTGGCCAATAGCGAGATCCGCGAGTGCTGCTCCTCGGCCTTCTTGACGCCCTTGCCTTCGGCGTCAGCGGTCAGCTGCCAGGCCGCTTCTTCGGCGTCGTCCAGGGTGTTCTCAGCCTCTCGGAGCTGCTCGACGGCCTTCTTGAGGAGCTTCTCCAGATCCTTCTTCGTCGGCTTGGCGCTCATGAGAGCCACTCGTAGATGAGGTAGAGCGGCAGGATGATTGGCCATGCGACGGCTGCGACGATCCAGCCCATCAGTAGCAGGATGAAGTCGCCGAAGTCCATCGCCAACTCAGCGGAGTTGGCGACCCCCACGACGATGCCGAGGACGACGCCGATCAGGTAGATGATGGCGAGCACGGTTGCGATCATTCGACCCACTCCGTGACGACGGTGCCATCTTCGTGGATCTCGGTGCGCAGGATGCGAACCTCGGTCGGCTGGCCGAGACGCTTCGCCCGCCCGCCGAGTGCGGTGCGTTGTCCGCGCGCAGTGGCCAGCGCCAAGTAGGAGCGGATGGTGCGTCCGCGATAGCGGTAGCCAATGCTGCAGCTCGCCTCGGGACTGAACCCGATCAGGGTGTAGAACTTGGTCACTTCTGCGACCTCTCTTCGCTAGTCAGGTGATACTTCATGCAGTCGATGCAGAGGTAGAACTTCTTCTCTACGTGCGGGTTTCGTTGCACTGCCCGAAGCCGCTGCGCTGCAACAAGTTCGGACTGTGCCGCTTCTGGGCTCGCGAAGCTGCGCTTCCCGCTGACCGGGCAAATGTCGAGCCCCTTGCGGATCCGCAGGCTCCTGGAGCGGTGCTTCACGTTGGTCATATTCGGAACTGTACGAGGACCCAAAGGGGGATAACAGGGAAGCTCCGAGACCCTCTAACCAGTTTGCCAGCTATAATTGAAAAGAGGAGGAGGAACCTTGATCACTCCATCGATCAACGCAGAGCGTCAAGCAAAGCTCCCACCGATCAGCGAAGAGACTTCGCTCGAAGAGGTGCTGACGATGATCACTGCAGATGTCTGTGAGCTTCGAAACCTCTACTTCGAACAGGCCAAGGACGCAACGGATTCCGCTTCTGCCGGAAGGCAGCCGGATTATGCCCTTCGCGTCCAGATCAGGGCCTGGGAACACGCACAGGACGTTCACTGGTCCTGGTACAAGGAGATTCAGAATGCCCGCACCACAGCCGCCGAGGGGCCTACGAGCCTGGGGCGAGCAACTGTGGACACAGGTAACTGAGTCTTCGACGTTTGACCCGGCCGGGTATTTCATCCTGGCCGAAGCCTGCCGCACGGCAGACGTAATCGAGCGCCTCTCTGGGATGTACAACTCGAACTCGACGGTTTGGGTTGCGCTCGCCGACGAGGCCGTTCAAGTCGCCATGACTGAAACTGGTGGGCAAGCCGTGGAGATCAACCTCTCGGTGAACCCGGTACTGGCTGAGGCGCGTCAACAGCGCCTGGCCCTGCGCCAGCTCTTGGCGCAACTCAAACTCGGTAAGACCGAGGACGACACGGGAGACGACGACCCCATCGCGAAGTTGATGGCGGATTTCGCTCTACCGGACTAGGCAACGTCCCGAACCTCCTGTGCGCAAGCGTATCTAACTGATACTGCTCCGCACACGACAGTCGGGCGGGCGCACGTCGATAGCTACGGCACGCGTGCGTTGCCGACTACCCAAGAAACGGACGGTTGGACCCTTGGCGGTCGCAACTGGTGCAACTCTCTGCGAAGAAACCGGAAACTGGTTCGACGCTGAGGGCGTCCGGCTTGGCGCACAGGTACCTCCGAACTACTGGATGCCTGACTATGCGGCCAGCAAGGGCGATAAGGCCATCGCATTCCTCAATGCCATCGGATACCACCTGGATCCATGGCAGCAGTTGATCCTGCGCGACCTCCTCGGAGAGCGTGAGGATCGCAAATGGGCTGCGCTGGAAGCGGTTTTGCTCATTCCGCGTCAAAATGGCAAGACGGCGATCACCGAAGCACTGGAGATCGTCCATCTGTTCCTGTTCGGCACACGCCTGATCATCCACACGGCGCATCTGTTCGATACGGCCTACGAGTCGTACCTCCGCATGTGCCAGATCATCGAAGACTGCCCTGCGCTTGACAAGTACGTCAAGCAGAAGCTGTCGGGTAACGGCAAGGTCGGCATCGTCCTCAAGAACGGTGCCCGTCTGCTGTACAAGGCCCGCGGTAAGGGCCAGATCCGTGGATTCTCGGGCGATTTGGTCATTCTGGACGAGGCATACGACCTCGAACCGGAGATGATCGCGGCCCTGATCCCTGCGCTGTCGGCGCGGAAGAACCCTCAAGTCATCTACACGTCCTCGACGGGTAATGAAGACTCTGCCGTCCTCCTCAAGGCCCGTGATCGCGGCATGGCGCACGGTGCCCGCATCGCTCTCTTCGAGTGGTGTGCGGACGAGAAGTGCGAACTCGATGAGGTCGACCAGTACTACAAGGCCAACCCCGCCTTGGGCATTCGCCTCGACCTTGAGTACATCATCAACGTCGAGCGTGGCTCCATGGGGGACAAGGAATTTGCGCGTGAGCGCCTCGGCTTGTGGCACGACAACTCGATCAAGGCCCCAATCGATGTTGAGAAATGGAAGCTCCGCTGTGTTGCTGATTCGCAGATCACTAGTCGCATTGTTCTTGCGGTTGACGCCGCTCCAGATCGATCCAGGGCATCCATCGCCCTCGCTGGATACACCGCTGACGGTCGTAAGCAGGTCGAGATTGAGTCCAGCGGCCGAGGTGTCTCCTGGTGCGTAGACGCGATTGACGCGATCTACAAGGGGCTCCAGTCTGAGCCACCGCTTGCGGTCTGCATCCAGTCAGGTGCCCGCGCTGGTGCGCTGATCCCCGAGTTGGAAGCCCTTGGTATCGAGGTTATTCCGTTTGGCGCGAAGGAGATCGCGCTCTCTACCGGCTTCCTGTACGACTCCGTTGACGACGAATCCCTTGTCCACCTTGGCGATACAACTGTCGAGGACGGCCTGCATGGCGGTCGCAAGTACAACATCGGCGGCAAGGTCGGCGAGGACGAATACAACGGCTGGGGCTGGACCCGCGCTGATACGTCCATCGACATCACTGGCGTCTGCGCCATCACCTACGCCCTCTGGGGCCTCAACATGAAGCGAGCTGAGTCCGTCGTGGAGAAGAAGCCCTACGAGGGTAAGCCTCGCGGAGGACGTGTCTGGTGACCGCCGTAATCGCGAACAACTCGCCCACCTACGCCTACGGCAACGTAAATCCCTTCGCGCACTTCGGGCCTCTGGCTGAGCCTCCGTGTGTCGACCTCCCCGCTGATGGGCTGCAGGGCCCAGAGCTGGAGAAGTACCTGAACAAGACGCTGTGGGCCGCGTTCGAGCAGGAGAAGGAACGTCTCCACTGGCTTGAGTTGTGGGGGACTGGCCGTCAGCCCGAGGTGCGTCCTCTCAAGCGCAACACGGAGCGTGCCGTCCTGCAGCGCATGGCCCGCACGTCCTGGCTGCCTCTGGCCGTCACCACGTTCGCGCAGCAGATGATCGTGGACGGCTACCGCAAGGCTGGCGAGCCCGAGAACTATGCGGCGGCGTGGGAGTCGTGGAACCGCAACAAGATGGGCATGCAGCAGCTTGCCATCAACCGCGCCACGATGAACTACGGCTACTCGTACGTCCGCGTCACTGACGCGAAGATCGAGACCAAGGATCAGGCGACCGGCCGCAAGGTCACGAAGTCGATGGCGCTGATGCGTGCCACGTCGCCGAAGGACTGCTTCGCGCTGTACAGCGACCCGTACTTCGATGAGTACCCGCAGTACGTGCTGGAGCGTCTGCCGGATCGCACGTTCCGCTGGTGGCTGCCGGACGGCAACTACATCCCGGTCAAGCGTGAGAAGAACAAGCTCACCGTTGGCGCGGAGGTCGGAACCACCTACGGCATGCCGCCGTTCGTGCGTTACGTGAACCAGATCGACCTTCATGGTCGCTGCTGGGGCGACGTGGAGCCGGTCATCGACATCGCTGCTCGTATCGATAAGACGGCGTTCGACCGCCTGATGGTGCAGCACTTCAACAGCTTCAAGGTGCGCTGGGCCACCGGCCTGGAGCAGGCCGACACGCCGGAAGGCGTTGAGCAGGACAAGATTCGGATCGGCAACGAGGACATCCTCATTGCCTCCGATGTCCAGGCAAAGTTCGGCACTCTCGATGAAACCTCCATGGAGGGGTTCATCAGCGCCTACAAGGCCGACCTGGAGACGTTCGCGGCTGTCATGCAGCTGCCGCCCAACCTCATGGGCCAGGTCGTCAACGTCGCAGCCGACGCCCTGGACGGCGCTCGTCGGCAGACGTACCAGCGTCTCTTCGAGAAGCAGACGGTCATGGGCGAGGCGCACGCACAGGTGATGCGACTCGCTGCCCTCATTGAGGGCCGTGATGACGACGCTGATGACTTCACTGCCCGCGTTACTTGGCAGGACGTTGAGGTGCGCTCCCTGGCGCAGTTCGCGGACGCCTGGGGCAAGATCGTCACCCAGCTCGGTGTGCCGAAGTGGGCTGCTTGGAACAAGATTCCCGGTGTCGAGCAGTCCGAGGTGGACGCTTGGCGTGAGCATGTCCTGGACGACGATCCCACGTCGAAGTACCTGCGCGAGGTGGTCGGCAAGACCATCACCGACCTGGGCGTGGATACGGCGACTGGTGCGCCCGTGGCTCCTCCGGTCAACACGGAAATCGCCGAGCTGCAGCAGGATACGGCGCTCAAGACCGCCAAGATGGGCGCTGACGCGACCGCTGCCGCCGCGAAGGTGTCGGCCGCTGCTGGTCGCGGTGCTCAGCCTGGCAACTCGAACGGTAAGGGCGGGCCTAACAACCCAGCCAACCAGCGGGGCACGAACAACAAGACCGGCCAGCCGAATCCGACTAAGTCGTGACCGCGCCCCAGGAGCAGCAGGAGCAGCCGCATCCGGGGCTACGAGCACTTGAGGCTTACATCGCGTGGCGCACTGCGACTCACCAGGACGATCAGGAGGCGGTTGCCGCATGGCTTGCGCTGCAGATGTACCCCCTGTGGGCGATCCAGCGGTTCACGGAGTTGGATCGTACGACCCCATTGTGGGTCAGCGCGGCTCTGCCCTCTGTGAAGACGGCGTACCTGCAGTCGCAGCGCCTGGCAGCTGTATTTGCGGAGGACGTGCGGTTCGCTGCCGATGCGCTCGCGGATCCACTGGCCATGAAGGTACCCGACGTGGAGCGCCCGAACAACGTTCCCGCTGCCCGCTTCGACACTTCCCTCATTCCGAACAATGTCGTTGACTTCCCCGGCCAGGACCACCTGGTCACGTTCGAAGACTTCCCGACGGTTGATGTTGCTACGTCGCTGACGATCAACGGCAACTACGAGATCAAGGCCGCGATGCCTGGTCCCGAGGACGACCTGATGTACAGCGGGCTGGCGAACAGCTCGGGCGCGGCAACCCGGCAGGCCATGAACGGTGGCCGAGGTGCCATGGGCCAGATCGTGTACTTCGACAAGCGCATCATCGGCTACGCCCGCGTGACGGACTCGAATCCGTGCTGGTTCTGTGCCCTATTGGCAAGTCGCGGCGCGGTTTTCAAGAAGGACTCGTTCAACCAGGGTGGCCGCACGAACCCTTGGTCTGGCGCTCTGACGAACGCCGACAAGTTCTTCGCGCAGCCCAACGAAGCCCCTGACGTGCCCGCCGAGTACACGAACGTGGCGAAGGTACACAACCACTGCCGGTGCCAGCTGCGGCCGGTGTACAAGTCCGAGAAGTCGTCGGGCGGCAAGTACGACCCGGTGCGTGATCCCGAGGCGCAGTTCTACTTCGACCAGTGGGACAAGGTCTCGCAGGAGTGGTACTGGCTGTCGAACAAGCAGCAGGCCCAGAAGTTCCGCGACCAGTACAAGCCGTACCAGAAGAAGTCGGCCGACGTGACCGACATTCGCCAAGAGCTTGCAGACCGACGTGATGCGTTGGCTGCCAACGGGTTGGACCTACGCACGCCTCAGGCGCAGTGGGCCAACACCCGCATCAACCAACTGGCATAAGCCAGGCAACGGTTCCACGGACGACCGAAAACAGTTCGGAAAGAAGAGAATACAAATGACCGCACCTGTCGACGGCGGAGCAGCCACCACTGAGACCACGACCCCCGAGGTCACGGACGGTGGAGACGGCAGTGAACTGACGCCCCCAGCAGCAAACAACTGGTGGCAGTTCGGTACGAAGGAAGACGCCGAGTCATGGGCGAATAACCTGGTGACAAAGCGCCTTTCGCGTGATCGCAAGGCCAACCTCGAACCTCTGCAGCAAACCAATGCTACACTTGAGGCAGAAGTTGCTCGCCTCAAGCCTCTGGCAGAACGTGCCATGAGCGAGGACGAGAAGCGGGACGCCAATCTGGCTGCCGCGCAGCAGGAGCTGGAAGAGCTTCGCAACTTCAAGGCCCAGGCCGCCCGCAAGGAGCTGGTCAACGGAATCGCCGAAGAGGTAGGGCTCCCAGCTCATCTCACGGCCTTCCTCACCGATGGTGACGCGGACTCGATTCGCGAGCAGGCCACGAATCTACTCAACGCCCTGAGTGAGGGCGGTTCGAACACCGGCAAGCGTGTTCCCCCTTCCAAGGCTCCAGCTCCAACCGCTGGGGACGAGAACGGCGGCGGGACAACGGCATCCAGCGGTGGTGGCGGTAATGGCAGCGAGCCTTCCGATGAGGAACTGATCGCACAGATTCGCGATGCCACCGCAGAGATCCGCAAGAACGGTGGTTTCAGCGTTCATCGCTGACCCCAATCCCTTTCCATCCTCTAAGGACTGAGATACACGATGGCAAATGCCTTCATCAAGCCCGCCGTGGTCATCGCCAGTGTGCTCGACCAGCTCCAGCATCAGCTGGTGCTGTCGAACTTCGTGTGGAAGAACGGCTACGGCGACTTCGCTGGCAAGTTCAACGACACGATCACGATCCGCATCCCGGTCGACACGATTGCCCACACTCGCAAGCTCCGCGCTACCGGCGCTGACCGAAACATGGTCACCAGTGACCTGACTGAGGTCACTGTCGACGTGAAGCTGACCGATGTCATCTACAACCGCATCGACCTGACCGACGAAGAGCGTGACCTGGACGTGATCTCGTTCGGCACCGACGTTCTGCCTCGCCAGGTGCGTTCGGTGGCCAAGCAGATCGAGGCGGGCATCGCCTACCTCATCACGCAGGCTCCGTACGAGAAGGTGACTTCGGTCGCCGCCGACTCCATCTGGAATGGCGTCATCTCGAACCGCCGCTACCTGAACACCCATGAGGTGCCGGTCGACGGCCGCTTCCTGCTGGTCGGTTCGGCCATCGAAGAGGCGCTGCTGCTCGATGACCGCTTCGTGCGCTACGACTCGGCCGGTGAGGCTGGCGCGAGCCGCCTGCAGACCGCGAGCATCGGTCGCCTGGGCAGCTACCCCGTGATCGTCAGCGAGCAGATCGCTCAGGGTGACGGCTACCTGTCGCACCCCACCGCGTACGCGATGCTGACCCGCACGCCAAGCAAGCCGTACACCAACACGGTCGCCACCTCGACGGTTGCCACCGAGAACGGCGTGACCCTGCGCTGGCTGGGTGACTACGACAGCGGTTCCACCACCGAGCGTTCCATCGTGGACACCTGGATGGGTGTGAAGTGCGTCGTGGACCCGGTGAACGCCAACGGTGACGAGGATCCGCACTTCGTGCGTGGAACTCGTATCCACCTCAAGGCCACCGACGCCACTCTGACTGGTGCGGGCACTGTTGGCCACACCGCTGGCGCGAACACCATCGCTCTGTCCCTGGAGGACAACAACGGTGATGAGCGTGCCGGGGACTCTCTGGTCACCTGGACCACGTCGGATCCGACGAAGGCCACTGTCGACGCCAAGGGTGTCGTGACTGGTGTGGCTGCAGGTTCGGCCACCATCACCGCGAACTTCGATGGCCTGACCAAGACCAAGGCAATCACCGTTTCCTGATCGGAGTAGGTCGTGTCTGACTTCCCAGACTCGCTCGCTACAACGGCGGAACTCGCAACCTGGATGGGCGAGACGTTCGATTCGGACGACTCTGCCCGTGCAGCGTTCATCATCCGCGTAGCCAGCGGGTGGGCACGTCAGATCTCGGGCAAGCTATGGCCTGACCGCGACGACGACTCCTTCCCGATCACCGTACGAGGCATCATTCTCGGGGCGGCACGGCGTGAGTTCGAGAACCCACGCCGTGTCACCTACGAGGTGCGCGGGCCCGAGTCGACCTCGTACAACCAACTCGCCTATCCGCCAGGGTTCTTCACGGCCCCTGAGGAGAAGGCCCTCAAGTACTACCGCCCCGGCGGCGGCTTGTTCACCGTGAGCACCTACCGCGATGACCCCTGTTTTGCTCTGGGCTACATCGGTATGGGTCCAGGCAACAAGCCACTCCCTTACTTCAACCCTGGTGAGCCAGGGTGGTTCGAGGCAGATCACCTATGACGCAGCGCGGCGCAACCGGAGTTGTCTACCGGGCTGCGAAGCGCAATGCGCATGGTGACCCTGTCGATGACGACGGGAACGTTATCCGCGTCGGTGCCGAGGGCACTGAGGTCGGCACGATCCACGGCATCATCACCGGCGGCTTGAGCGCCAGCCCTTCGCTGCAGCGCCAGGAGTCCTCTGACACAAGCGGTCAGATCGGGATCCCGAACAAGCAGCCCATCCGAGTTCGTTTCGGAGATCGAATCCTGATCGACGGCACCGTCTTTCGGGTGATCTCCAAGCCCTTGTGGATCTACGCGAATCAGCGTACTGGCACGAAGCCCGAGTTCACATGGGTGGAGGTGGAAGGAACGGCCGGTGCTCCAGGTAGCTGAAGAGGAACCTCTGCAGCCCGCCCTGTACGGCAACGTCGCTTACTTCTACAAGAAGCACAACCCAGCTTTCACTGAGATCCTCGTCGGCCCTCGGCTTTTCAACATCACGGCTGAGTGGACGGGCAAGGTCTACGAGTCCTACATGACTCGCCTGATCTCCCGTAAGCACGCCGACGATGAGCATCCCGGCCTGATGGAGAGTTCGACTCGCGCCGAAGTATTCATCGGCGGCTACGAGGGCGACCGTTGGATCGGTCAGATCACCGTCGCCGTCCCCTACGCCGTGGCCGATGAGTTCGGCCGTCACTCGCCCGCACCGGGCCAGAACAACTCGATCTACGAGGGTTCCGGCGACCTGCGCGGTGCCCTATACGAACACCTGCCTCGCATATGACCGATCCCATTCCGATGTTGGAACTGCCTGATTGGTACGAGGGCGGATACACAGACGCCGAAGATCTGGTTTGCCAGTACTTTCGGTGGCTCCTCGGAGACAAGGTCTTCGTTTGCACGTGGCTCCCTGAGGGCCATTACGTGCTGAGTCCCGGCCAGCCGGTCGGAGGTACGCAGCCGACTCTGCGGGTTTGGCGTCAGCCAGGAAAGAGCGACGAAGACACTCGCATCGACTTCGCTCTCGTCCAGATCGCGGCCATCACACCGACTCGCAAGGAGTCGTGGGAGTTGATCGAGTTCATCCGACGCATGTTGGAGGAGCCGGTCTGCAAGGGAGTGGAAGTCGTTCTCTCGGACGGCACTTCATCTTCCATCAAGTCTTCCGCTGAGTGGCTTGGTCCGCAGCTCATCCCTGAGCGCCTAGTGGACGAAAAGTTCATCCCCGTCACGTTCAAGATCGGCCTCCGCGAATCGGAGTCTCTGCCGAACTACCGCAAGGTCTTGAACACCCTTCCCCGATAAGAGGATTCAAACACAATGGCTGATTTCGAGACCATTCGGGACGCCCACAACGAGCTGGTCCGTGCCAACCTGCACTTCGCGATTCTGTTCGATGACATCGATAACGATGCCGTACAGACCCTGGAGGATCTCACCACTGGTGAGCTGATCCTGCCCGAGACCGCCGAGTCGGCGGGCGTCATCGAGAAGAGCGCGGGTGTGTCGCTGACCCACGACATCACCTCGAAGGACATCGAGGGCTACGGAGACGCGGAGCCCGTCCGCACCATCATCTCCAAGCGTTCGGTTAAGTTCAAGGCGAACTTCCTGGAGACCAACAAGGTTGTCCTGGAGAAGTTCTGGGGCACTGTCTTCGATGAGACGAACCTGACCGTGTCGGCGAACGGTGGCGTGACCATCATCGCTCCGACCCTGCCGGACAACGTCTACTACCGCGCCTACCTGGTTGCGGCCGACGACGTGAACGGTGCTGACCTGTTCACGTACTACATCATGCCTCGCGTCAAGCTGGTCGATGTCGACTCGCAGGACAGCAAGGACGACGACGCCTACACGTACGGGATGACCTTCCAGGCGTTCAAGGACTCGGACCTCGGGTTCGCCGTTCTGCAGGGTTGGTGTGGCCCAGGCTGGCTGAAGCTGGTCGACAAGACCGGCTTCGTGGCCCCAGTCGCCTCGCTGACTGCGCACGCCGTCGACACCGCCCTGACCCTGTCGACTGTTGAGACCGGCCAGGTCACCGTGACCGCCAACAACGGCATCAACTACACGCCTCTGGCGAAGTACACGGTCACCACTGGCCCGACCATTGTGAAGGTCGACAAGACCGGACTGGTGACGCCTCTGCTGGCCGGTACCGCAACGGTGACCGCGTCGTACGCAGGCAAGACCGCGACCATCAGCTTCACCGTCAGCTGACCCAACTCTTGAGCCCCGGTTCCCCGACTTCGGTTGGGGGACCGGGGTTTCCAAGCGCAGTAAACACAATCAAATTCGAACGGAGCAGATCGAATGGCAGCAGTAAAGGGCGCAGCCGCAGCAGCGGTGCGCGATGCAGAGACCAACGCGGTTGACGAGGTAGACGAGATCTGGGCGAAGCTCCAGACCGAGAACCACGTACCGCCGCTGGTGGTCAAGGGGATCACTCTCCTGGAGCCGACGAAGACCCAGATCGACGCGTGGCGTGCAGCCACCACTGTCGAGGCAGGGGAGCGGGCCCTCTTCGGAGACCAGTACGACGCCGTGCATGAGCTGTTCGACGCTCTGCCGCAGCACGTCTGGGAGAACTTCAACGTTCTCTACCTCAAGCACATGTTCGGGACTACCGGCGAAGAGCAACTGGGAAACTGATCAAGATCGTTGACCGCTATTGGTCAGCGATCTGCTGGGACTGCCAGCACATTCTGAACTTCTCGGCCTACGAGTACTTCCACTGGGAGCTAGTAGGTTCCAAGGCCGATGGCACTCCTTGGTGGCAGCGCAAGCGCCCCATCGAGGAGCTGCTCGGCTATTTCGACACCCTGATGAACATTCCAGGGAGCTTGACCAACGAAGCTGTCCTTACCGACCCAGAGACTATCGAGTGGATGGGGTCTCGCAAGGACTCTGACGATGGTCCGCGTCGTCCGAGGATTTTCGGACATACAGAAACGATCTCACTGCTCAAGACTCTGATTGAGCTGCAGATCGGAAAGCAGTTGCCACGCCCCATTATTCCGGGCTTGGAGCTGCGCACTCAGCGGAAAATCATCAAGACCGTCTCTGCTGTTGAGGCCGCCCAGAAGCGCAGTCAGCGCAACCGTGAGCGGGCCGAACAGCGGCGGGCTAAGGCAGCTAAGGGGTCTTAACCATGGCCACCCTCGCGGGCGAGGCTGCAATCCGCATCATCCCCACTCTAACGGGGTTCAAGACGAGTGCGGATCGTCAGCTCAGGGAGATGCGGTTCAAGCCCATCGAGATTGGGCTCGATCCGAACTTCGCCAAGGCTGACGCGGAGATGGACGCGTGGCGGGCACGCCAGCGTCTCAACGCAGTCAATGTCCCTGTCCGTGCCGACTTTCAGGCGTTCAAGCGCGACCTGACACAGGTCGAGCACATCTTCAAGCGTAACTCGCTTTCTCAGGCACTTCGCCTGCAAATCAAGGTTGTTGGGCTCGACGCCCTGCCAGCTCTCGCGTATGCGGCTGGCAGTGCTGCGTCGGGCCTAGATGCGTTGGCTGAGGCCGGTCTGGCGCTCCCCGGCATCTTGGGTGGCGCTCTGGCGTCGGTGGGCGCTCTTGCCATTGGCATGACTGGTATTTCGGCCACGTTCAAGGCGTTCTCGACTGACCAGAAGGATGCCACGAAGGCGGCTCAGGATCAGCAGAAGGCTAACCGCGATCTGTCCCGCTCGTACAGCGACTACAAGTCGGCTGTCCGCGACACGATCCGCTCGATCCAGGATCTGAACTCGGAGAACCGCCGGTCGAGCCTGAACGTTGCGGACGCGGTGCTGAGCGTGCAGGAGGCTGCCGACAAGCTCCGTCAGGGCGGGCAGCGTTCGATCACTGAACTGAAGCGCGACCAGATCGATTACCTGGAGGCGATTGATCACCTGCAGGACGTGCGGGTGAAGGCTCAGCGCACGTCGCAGGACGCAGCTGATGCGAACGCGAAGGGTGTCGCGGGCTCAGATTCGGTTGTCCAGGCCCTGGATCGCATCGCCGATGCGCAGGACAAGGTCAACCAGAAGAACCTTGGCGCAGACACGTTCGCTACGCAGCTGGCGAAGCTGGCTCCGCATGCTCAGTCGGCGATCAATGCCGTCCTGTCGTTCAAGGGTGCCTGGAAGCAGCTGACTACGTCGGTCCAGAACAACCTGTTCGACGGAATCGACAAGGCTGTCATCAACCTCGGTCAGCGTTCCCTGCCTGGCCTGGAGATCGGCCTGTCGCGTGTCGCGTCGGGGCTGAACGCGAACTTCAAGTCCATCGCGGAGTCGCTGGGTAGCGACACCAATCAGACTCTGGTGCAGCGCATCTTCGGCGACACCAGCGGTGGGCTGCAGAACTTCTCACGGGCGATGAACCCCCTGGTCGAGGGTGTTGCCCGTCTGACTAAGGAGTCGGCTGACTTCCTGCCGCGTATCGGTGCGGCTGCCGAGAAGGTCTTCACGCGCTTCGATGCATGGACCGAGAAGATCTCGGGCAACGGCGCTCTGGACAAGTGGATTGACAACGGCCTCAAGGCTGTTGACTCCATCGGCAACGCTGCGGTGAATATCGGCTCGATCATGACCTCGATTGGCGAGGCATTCGACAAGGTGTCGGGTCACCAGGGCGGCTTCGTCAAGACGCTGGAGGATGCGACCGGACAGCTTGCTGCGCTGCTAAACACCCAGAAGGGCAAGACCGGCCTGGCCGATTACTTCCAGCAGGCCAAGGTTTTCATCGGTCAGATCACTAACGCCGTCAAGCAGATGGCTCCTTTCCTCGGCGAGGTCCGCGACATTGCTCGCGACTGGTCGGGGGCGTTCTTTGAGGTCGCCGGATCTCTGCTCAAGGCAGCTGATTTCATCCAGCGCAACACGGGCCTGCTCGGCACGCTGTTGGAGACGTACCTGACGTTCAAGACCGTCAAGCCGATCATCGAGGGCGTCACAGGCGCGTGGTCGAACTATAACAAGATCGTCGCTGCTGCTGCCTCGCAGAACAGCCCGTTCCGCAACGTGGCCGGAATCCAGGCGACGGCCGACAGCCTGAAGCGCCTCAAGGGCGAGGCTGTCGAGACGCGTGCTGCGATGGCAGACATCGGCGGCGGCACTGTTGCTGGCTCGGTCGTTGGTGTCTCGAAGCGCAATGACGCTCAGGCGGCAGCCCTGCGCCAGGTGTCGGAAGATGCGAATCTCGCTCGGGCTGAGTCTATCTACAAGGGAATGGCAAACCGTCAGGTCGCTGACGAGAAGGCTCGCCAGGTTGCCATTGCAGCCCAGCGGGCGGCCATTGAGCGTCAGGTCCAGGTGGTCTCTCCTGTTCCGGCTCCGATCCAGCGTGCGCAGAACCGGTCGCTGCTGACTGCGCGAGGTGTCGCTGGCCAGGTACTGCCTAGTGCTGATGCCGCGCAGCAGGTTCGCGCCCTCATGGCGTCGGCTGGCCTGAATCCGGCCAACTACAACCAGGCCCCTCCTCGCGTGGTGTACAAGCCACAGGGTCTCGGCGAGACCTCATTGGTTCAGCCGCAGGACAAGGCTGAGGGAGAGCGCCGGGTTGCCCAGGCATGGCGCGGCACTGACCTAGCGGCTGCTGCAGAGGCCGCGAAGAAACTGGCCGAGGAGACCGATGCTCTGGCCGAGAAGACAACGGCTGCAGCGGATACGGTCACCAAGTTCGATGAAGCCGAAAAGAAGGCAACGTCCTCCACCGGGGAATCGACCAAGGCGCTTGGTGACGCCGAGACCGCGATGGCTTCGAGCGAGAAGCAGGCGGGCAAGACTGCGACTGCGGTCGGCAACGTCGGCACGAAGACTGCTGGCACCACGACTCGGGCTCGCACGTTCGTCTCTGCGTTCAATGAGGTCGGTTCGTCGTCGGACATCGTCACCGGCAAGCTGAACACGGTTGCTCAGACCGCCGAGGAGACCGGCGAGAAGGTCAACGGGTCGAGCGTCGGCTCCCTGGGTACGCGCCTCAAGGGCCTGGCTGGTGCGCTGGCTGGCCCCGCACTGCTGTCTGTCGGACTCCTCGCCGTCACCACTTTGGTGGAGAAGCTGGGCGAGGCTCACCGCAACGCTGCGCGTGACGCGAAGGCGCAGGATGACGCCCTCAAGAACCTCGCGACGACGCTGGACTCGACCACTGGCGGGTTCACGTCGCAGTCGCTGAACGACACTCTCAAGCAGTTCAAGTCGGCGACTCCGATCCCTGGCGTCGACTCCAATTTCATTCCGGCCGACGCGATGTCCCGCCTGGGCCTGAACCAGCGCACGACCACGATCACTGCTGCGGCCCCGAATCAGGCGGCACAGTTCCAGAAGGACCAGGACGCTCGCACGCAGGATCTGGCGAACCAGATCGAGGCGACTGACGAGTACAAGAACAACAAGGCGAAGTTCGACGCGTACGGCATCACGCCACTGGATCTGGCGCGAGCCGGTGCCGGGTATGACGCTGAGTCGAAGAAGGTCAACGACGCGATCAGCCACCCGAAGACGGTCTCCAATGGCCGTGGCGGCGCGGTTCCCATTGTCATCCCTGATCTCGCGAAGGTCGCCAACTCACTGTCGCCTGCGGGCAAGGATCTGTTCGGCGTCACTCAGGTGCTGCAGAACACCCATGAGCAGAACGCCGCTCAGGGTGCTCTAAACCTCAGCGTCTCACAGACTGCGGCCGGACCTCGTCAACTGAGCCCTCTTGCGCAGCAGGCGTTGGGCCAGTACGGGATTGCTCCCGGCTCACAGACCCTCACCGTTGGTGGCGAGGGTCAGATCCAGCTGAACCAGAACCCTGGTATCGCTGCGGAGAAGGCGCTGGGCGATCAGTACGGCATCACGTTCTCGCAGCCGGATCCCACTGGCGTGGTAACGGTTACGATCCCGCCGGACATCACGGACCAGTGGCTGCCGCGTATCTCGGGCTTCTACGCGAACGGTGGTCTGGTCGGCGGTATTGGTGGACCTACCAGTGACTCGAACCTGGCGATGGTGTCGCGTGGCGAGCACATTGCACGCGCAGCTGCGGTGCAGCACTACGGTGTTGGGCTCTTTGATGCCCTGAACAACCAGCAGATCCCGCGCGAGGCGATCCCTGGACTTGCAGGTGGTGGTTGGTGGCCTCTGTCGCCGCCTCCGGTGATTCCGCCGACGCCCGCCCCTGCTCCCGCTCCTGGGGGGCTGCTGCCAGGGCTGGGTACTTCCACTTCGCCTGCCCCTGGGCCTGGCTTGACTGGGCTGCTGTCGGGGGTTGCCGGTGGCGCTCCGCTGCCTTCTGCGCCGGTACTCGGCCCTCCTATGCCTGCAGCTCCGCCCGCGCCTCCTGCGCCGCCTGTAGCGCCTCCTACGGCCCCAGCTACGCCAACCCCTCCGGTTGCACCGGCAGCTCCTGCTGGGCCGACTCAGAGCATCACAGACCCTGGTTTGACCGCTCCTGGGGTGACCTTGACGGGCACACCTACTGAGAATGTGCCCACCTATACGCCTGGCACCACTCCTCCTGTCACGCCGGACATTCCGACGACTCCGACTCCTGAGGTCCAGGTTCCGAACTCGCCGATCTACTCGGTGGCCACGAATCCATTCACTGGGCAGTCGCAGCTCGCGATGTCCGGCCCGACTGCCACGCGCATTCAGCAGTTCGCGCAGGCCGTTGCGGGCAAGGTGCCGTACCAGTGGGGTGGCTTCTCGGCTGAGGGCATGGACTGCTCGGGCCTGGCGGCGGCTTTGGCGAACATCGCGACCGGACAGGATCCGTTCGCTGGTGGGCGTTTCGCGACCGGCAATGAGGGTGAGGCGCTGGCTCAGCGCGGCTTCATCGCTGGCGATGGTGGACCGGGCACGCTAACTATCGGCTGGAACGGCGAGCACACCGGGATCACGCTGCCGAGCGGCGAGCACATCGACGCGCAGGGCACTGCTACGGGAATCGTTCTGGGGCAGGGTTCGCAGGGCGCAACCGGATTCCCGAACGTCATGCACCTGCCGCTGCCGGACAACGGCACCCTCTCTGCGCTGTCGGCCAGTGGGGGACTCGGCCTCAGCCTGCCTGGTGGCGCTGGCGGCGGTAAGAAGCAGTCTCCGCAGGAGTACCTGGCTGGCCTGGCGAACAACGTCGGCGGGTCACTGTCGTCAATCGGTCTGCAGTTCCTCGACGGCATCACCGGCATCAACTTCTCGGGCATCGCCGGATTCGGCCAGGGTGTCGCCAACGACATCATCGGCAACGGCCAGTTCGGTGGCGCGAACAGCTCCGACTCGACTGGCATTGCAGACCAGGCGATCTCGGACAACCTCAATGGTGTCGCCGGGGTTAGCCCTGAGCTGAATGGCCTGCTGGGTGCGGCCGGTTTCGGGAGTGACCCGAACGCAGGCAATGGACCTGAGGCTAACGGTAGCGATCCGAAGACCGTCGTCCACAAGGCGATGTTGGCTGCTGGCTTCCAGGAGTCGGAGTGGCCTGCGCTGGAGAAGCTGGTCCAGGGTGAAAGTTCTTGGGATCCAACCGCCCGCAACGGCAACGCCTTTGGACTGTTCCAGTTCAAGGGTCATGAGAACGACGAGTTCGGCGCGATGGGCGCGTACTCGCAGGATCCGTACTCGCAGGCCGTCGCTGGCATGGCATACATCAAGTCGCGCTATGGCACTCCTACTGCGGCCTATCAGCATTGGCTGGCGCAGTCTCCGCACTCGTACGCGACGGGCGGTATGGGTGCAGCCGGTCCTGCGTGGCTGTCTAAGGGTGAGTACCGCACGAACGCTGCGGCCACGAAGTACTACGGCCCTGGCCTGTTCAACGCGCTGAACAGTATGTCAATGCCCCGCTTCGCGACTGGCGGCTGGCCGGGTGGCGGGAACGGCGGCAACGTCAACCCGCGCCGCATGAGTATCGGCCACTTCGCTGGCGGTGGTTGGCCGCTGATGCCACCACCTCCGGTCCCCGCACCGGGTGGCGGTGCGCCAAACGGCCCAATGCCGATTGCACCACCAGCTCCCCCTGAGCCAGCTCTGGGCGCGCCAGGTCAGCCTGGCCCGAACGGAGCACTGCCTGGCCCTGCGGCTCCCGGTCTCGCACCTCCCGGTGTCGGAGATCAGGGAAGCCCTTCGACTGGAGGCGCACTGGGGCCGGGGGCGACTGCTCCCGCGCCCGACCCCGGTGCGACTCCTCAGGTCTCCGATGCGCTGACCGCCATCGGTGGGCTTGGGCAGGCGATTGGCGGCGGTGGAGGCGCGGTCGGCCAGGGACAGCCTGGTGCCGATCCGTCGAGCCAGGTCGATCCTCGCGCAACGCTGGGCGCTGCGCCCACGTCGTCGGATCACACCCTACCGGCGATCTCTTCGGGGATTCAGGGTGCGGCAAGCACTCTCGGCTCGATTGCCTCGACGGCCGCTTCTTTGGCCGGTAATGCATTCGCTCCAGGTGCTGGCTCCGCTGCCGGTGCTGGCATCCAGGCGGGCTTCCAGATCGGTGGCCAGGTTGCTACGGGTGTCGCGAATGTCATCTCCTCGCTGCTGGTCGGCACTGCCACTGGCGGCTCCACCTCATCCGCATCGGGTGTCCCGCTGCTGCCTGCCCGTCAGGCGCAGACCCCTGTCGCGCCGGTCTACCAGAAGGTCCACAACGGTGACGTAAACGTCACGTCGTTTGACGACCTCAAGCGCACGCAGGACCGCTTGGACTCCCAGCAGCAGATGCCCTACATCAACAAGTTCGGGTGACGATGGACACAATTGATCGCACCGCGAAGATCGAGATCTTCGGTATCCACGGTGAGCATTTCGAGATCTCTGGTCCCGGCAAGGGTAACCAGGGCGTCGAATTGATGCCGAAGCTCAAGGGCTTCATCGACGCGCCAGTCAAGTCCCTTTGGCTCCCAGGCGCTTTCGGCCAGACGTTCGTGGACTTCCGCTGGGAGCGGCGAGACATCGTGTTCACCGTCAACATCTTCGCCGACAACGGCGACCCAGAGCTGTGGCGTTCCATTGACTCGGCGTGGCGCTTCGCGTTCGACTACGTGAAGGAAACCACGATCCGATTCACCACGTCAGATGGCTGGCGCGAGTTGAAGGTTCGTCTCTTGAACGAGCCCGAGGCGTACACGTCCGCTGACTGGGAGGGCAAGGATCCCGCCCTTTACGCCTGCTCCACGGTCGTGATGACGTGCGCCGCTGAGCTGCCGTTCTTCGTCGGGCCGTCCGACTTCTACACGTGGGACATGGACGCGGTGAAGGCCACCAAGAAGTTCAAGCTGTCCGTCGACTGCGACGTGCCGGTGTGGCCGAAGTGGACTCTGACCGACCAGGCCCGGTATCGGCTGCCCGACTTCTCTTGGGGCAATAACGAGTTCGGGCGTGGCGTCCAGGACGCCGGTCGTACCGTTCCAACACCTTTCATCCCGAAGGGCGCAGGCTGCGTGGCCAACTCTGACCCACGCGTGCAGACCCTTCTAGCCAAGAACCGAATGAACCTGCAGGGACTGTGGAAGGGCCAGGATCTCCTGTACCCCATCGCTGGTGGGACGTACAAGACGATCCCGGTTCAGGTATCTGATGCCGCTGGCGGCTTCGCTCTCAAGCTCGAAGTGCCGAAGTGGTACTCGCGTCCATGGTCCCGCCCTGTCGGATTGGGATATATGTGAGTCGCCTTGACGAACTGGTCGACATCGACCAGTCAGTAGAAGCATGGCGTGAGCAGCTGTACGTACTCCGCCGCGCGAAGCCGATGATCACCTTCTACCGGAACCCATCGGATCCGTCTGCGGTGGGCCTGGAGTACTACGGCCGTGTCGCCTACCAGGACACCATTCGCGCTTCGTTCCCATTCAAGAAGAACGTAAGCGCGGCGGGCACAATGGAATTGCGCTTTGACCACTACATCAGTGAGTGGCTGCGCTCAGTGCCGAACGACCCGAACCAGCTCAAGAACATCATCATCCGCGTCGACTTCTTCGGCGGGAAGCTGCGCTGGACGGGCCTGCTGTCGAACCACTCGGTGAAGATGCGCGACGGCATGCACTACATGGAACTGAACTTCATGGACGACCTTCAGTTCCTCCAGTTCCTGCTTGGCCCACCGAATCCCGTGCTTCCAATCCCGGTCTTCCAGTGGCCTCGCGTGTTGCCGATTTTTGGTCCCGCGAAGTGGGCGTGCTCGATCATGATCCTGCTCAACCTGATTCGAAAGGAGGGCAACCTGTGGGAAATCCCAGACGACCCGTTCGACTTCGAACAGTGGCTTGCCCTCTCGCCGACAGAGTGGCATAACTGGCAGGTTCACATCAAGTGCAACCCTCTGCCACTTGATGATTCGTCGCTGTGGACTGTCCTCGGCACTCGAATGAATCCACTCGACAGCGTCATCGCCGATGCGCTCGATGATGCACAGATCACCCTCCGCTGGCGTCGGATCTTCACGGACGAGGGTGAGGTCGAGACCGGCCTGCTCTTCGTGGATACACCGGCCAATGGTGCGCTCGTCTTCGAGTTCGTTGACGACAGCGGCTACTACAGCCCCCTGACTGGCACGTTCCTGGGCGGCACCATCGCGGACGGCATGTTCCGTTCGGTGGCGCAGTACATCGGTGGTTTCGTTGAGGATTCGGCACTGGAGATCACCGACGACGAGAGCCTCTACCCAGATGAATACTGGGGGCCAGGGTTCCTTGGAACTCTGGCCGCAGCTCCATGGCTCGTCATCCGAGACTCCGCGTACACGCCGATCGAAACGTCTCAGCTGACGTGGTCTCCAGCCACCGCGGTCTCCGTGATTGTGGGTGGCGACAACCCGGCTGCCGACGCCATTGCGAAGCTAATCATCGAAACCACAGGGTCTTTGATCGGTTACTTCCTTCTCGGCGGTTTCTCTTCCCTGGGTGACATTGCCAGCAGTGTAATCATGCCATTCATCGTCGGGACCATCGCGGCGTGGCTGGAGTGGAAGAACGTCGGCCGTGCGCAGAACCTCGGCTGGGTCCACCTGTGGGAGCTGTACCAGCAGGGCGCAGAGAACAATTCGTGGTCGCTGTCCGCTCTGGCGGCGCTGCGTGGTGGCTTCCTTGCATCCAAGTCGGAGACCTCGCACACGCTGTCGCTGCGCGGCAACTCCTGGATCATCCCCGGCGTTCACTTCCAGATCGGATCCCGCGTTGGGTCGACGTGCCGTGGCTACGACAACCTGATCTTCGTCAACCAGTGCGAGGAAATCATCCCGTCGTGGGACAACAGCGGCGACACGCCACTGTCGTTCCAGTGCAAGTTCGGTCAGAACAAGGCCGCACTGTCTGCCGGTGAGCGAATGGCCCGTCTGGCGAAGAAGACGCGAGACATCCTGAACAACATCGGCGTTCATCTCACGGCGTAAGTAGCCAGCAAACAGCCGGTATAATCAATTATAGGTAGATGAGGAGCAGGCGTAATGCCACTAAGCCATCATCCCGCCGATCCAAACCACCCCAAGGGCATGGCCTGGGCTATGGCCGCAGGCTTCCCTGATCCGCGTGGCGGAACTTTCTCCAATCAGCAGCTGGTCCTGATTCAAGGCTGGGATTCCTGGTCAGAGCAGTTGTGGGACTTGGGATTTCGTTGGCACCCAGAGCTGCAGACGAAGTGGGTTAAGGGCGGGAGTCAGTTCGCTGTCGGAACACTTGTTGATGAGAAGCCGCCCGAGGCAGCGACTTTCGAGCAGGAATGCGACGAAGTCCTGGAGATGATCGCGGAGTCGAATCCTGGGTTCGTGGATGAGATCCGGCGCATCCGAGACAGCGGCACGGAAGCCGAGCGCACCGTCGCCGTGAGTGAGCTACAGAAGAACGTCGCCGACATGATGCGCCTAGCCCAGTTCGTGCAGCAGCAGGGAGGTGGCCAGGGATGACGATGCCTTCGGGTAGCGATCCGAGTCAGATGACTCCAGGCGCTCTCGATGGCTCGCTCGTTGGCGGGGGCTTCTCGGCATTGGTCGGTCGCACGCAGGCTGCTGTGACCGCCGACAAGAAGACGCAGGTCGCAGGCAACAACATCATCACAACGGTGTTCGGCGCTGTCTATGAGGGCCTGGAGTCCGCTCTTGGCCTTGCGCAGGCGGTTATCGGTGGCATCACGCAGGCGATCACCGGACTGGTGGGCGGTATCCCAATTCTGGGACCGTTCATTACCGGCAAGTGGGTCGCGATCGACACCGCCCAGGCTTCTGCCGATAACGCGAATGTCGGTGTGGCGCAGCTTGAGGGCAAGCTGGCGCAGGGCAATGTCCCTGGCGGCGTCCTGATCGATGACACGTTCGCCCGCACGGCTACCAACCCCGGCCCCAACTACACCGTCTCACTGTTTGGCGTCGGGCCCTGGACTCCGCAGACTGACGGCAACAACCTCTTCTGGACTTCCATCGGCGGTGCTGACGGTGGTGCGCTGGTCCGTCACAACACGCCTCTGGCCACGAACACACAGTCGGTTGCGTTCGTCACGGCAGCTGCCTTCCCGGTTATTACCAACCCGACGTACCTGAGTCTCTTCGGACGCTGTGACGCGGCGATGACCAACCGCGTCGAGGCGACGATCACGAACAACGCCTGCTACATCGCCATCGTTGTCGGGGGAGTGGCGACCACTATCGGGTCGGGCTCCGTGTCCACCGCCAGTGGTGACCGCTGGACCTTGAAGTTGGGCACTACCAACGATGTTCGCGAGTTCGTCCTCTACCAGAACGGCACGGAGGTTCTCCGCGCCACCGACACTTCGGGCACATCACTCATTGGGTCCAGTAACCGATTTGTCGGTCTGACGATGTTCGCGGGCACGCAGTATCTCCCGCCATTCACCTTCGTTCAGGTCGGCCCCCCAGGACTACAGAGCTTCACGGCCAACGACCGGCTCGCTGCCGCTTAAAGGAACTTCATGCCAAGCATTGACTTCGATGCCGACGACATCACCACCCCAGCTGAGCTGTTCGGGATCCTCGTGGATCTCAACGCGCAGGGCTGGCGTGGGGCGGTGTCTGTCGCCTCTCTGTCGACTGATCCCGATGGGGAGATGGGTTGGCGTCTACAGGTTTCCAAGGACGCCACCTCGCAGGGCGGGCTGCCATCTCTGATGGAGGCTCACATCGGTGACAAGAAGGTCGTGTTCAACGGGGTCATCTCCGTGTTGACACAGGCCGACTACACCGCGATGTACGGGGTTTCGTGATGGCTGACCCAACCTTCTTCCAGATCGATGGCCCGATCCTCGTCCCCGGCGATGACGGCGCTGACGCTGGCCCGTACCCAGACCTGGTGGCTCCCACGTCGGGACTGGTGATCTTCAAGTACAACCTCGCTCCTGGTGAGCTGTTCCGTTTTGGCGAGACTGTGCCGCCCGCTGCGGTGATCAGTTCGAAGGAAGTTGTCGCGGTCATTCAGCCGGATGGGTCGTTCCTGCGGCAGAAGGATGACGGGACCGTTGGTGGCCCTGTGTATCTGCTCGCCAACACTCCCGCTCTCGGCATTGCCGGCGATTTGTCAATCTACGTGCGCTACAAGAATATTCACATTCCTGGCACGACTCGACCGGTTGCGTTGAACCCGTTCTACTTCAACTCGCCAACAGTCGGCGGGCTCAAGCGTTTCGCGGAACTGATCCCCGTACCCGCAGCGCCGGTAACAGGCGTGACGCAGGGCCTCACTGGCATCAGCTTCACCGGCGAGGGGCACGTAAACCTCGACGGCACTGTGCAGTTCGAACTGAACAACGGCACTGAGACCGTTCCGCTGGCGCTGAACTACCTATCGATGGGCGGGATCGACGGTGGCACTCCATCGGATCCCGGCATCGGACTCCTCGAAGGCGGATCCCCCTAATGACGATCATTCGGATCGAGCCACGTCGCGGTACAGCCGCGCAGTGGACGACCGCGAATCCCACCCTCGGCCCAGGCGAAGTGGGCTACGAGACCGACACGAAGCGCACTAAGACTGGAGACGGCGTTTTGGCGTGGATTGACCTTCCGTACTCGCTGGCCACCCCCGGTGTGCGTACTGGCATTTACTCGTTTGAGTTGACGAAGAGCCATGCGTCGAGTTGGCCGAATCAGCCGTTCACGAACCGCCAGCTGTTCCAGCTCCCGGTGGCCGCTACCCGCATGCGTGTACACGTGCGTAACCGCGACCACCTCGCTGACGTGGTGCTGACCGGCGACATCACCGGCCTGTCGCTGTACTACGGCATTCCGGCTGTTGACGCGAATGGTGAACCGAACGGCAACTTCACGGCTGCGCCGACTCTTATTCAGGCTCCGACGACGCTTGCCTCGGGCGGCGAGCTAATCACCCCATGGGTCGACCTGACGCAGGTGGCCGTCGACCACCGCACGCTGATGCTGTCGACCGGCTGGACCACTTCGGCGTCCGGCGGTATGGCGTTCTCGGGCGGGCTCAGTTGGCAGTCCCTATTGGCCACGGACGCTGGCGTCCAGAACCCTGTGGGTATTGCGCGGCAGAACAACGCGGCGTGGTTCCAGATGTGGATCGAGTACGAGTACGCCGACGCTGGTGCCCCACGCATTCTGGTCGTCGGCAACTCGCTGTCGAACTCGTCCAGCAACGGCACTGGCGACAACTACGGCACGCTCAGCTCTTGGCCGCAGCTATGGGCCAAGGCGCAGGGTGGTGTGGCTGCGAACCTATCGATGTCGGGCAGCTGGGCCGGACACTTTGCCACCGACTTCACTCGCTGGACTGTGTTCGACTCATGCGACACGGCTTTCGATCCAGACGTGGTGCTGTACTTCGCCCTGGCGTCCTCGGACACCGTGGACTCGACTGTCGCTGATGCGCAGGCGAACATGCGTGGCGCAATCAAGAACGGCAAGGCGAAGTATCCGAACGCCCGCCACCTGATCACCAACATCCCACCGCGCATGGAGTTCTCGGCCGGTGCCTCCGAAGCTAAGCGCGTAGCGATGAACACCTGGCTGCACATGCTGCCGGTGGGCACCGAGTCCTGCATGGACGTTGACTCCATCGTGACTGACTGGGCAACTCCCGGCCGGATCCGGTCAGTGTTCAACGCGGACGACACGCACTTCAATCCCCGTGGACATCAGGCTGTTTCGGAACTCATCCCCGTTCGGCGTGCATGATGGCGCAGATTCAACTACGTCGCGGCACCGCTGCGCAGTGGACATCCGCTAACACGCTCCTGGCGGCTGGCGAACTTGGCGCTGAGACCGACACTGGCAAGCTGAAGGTCGGCGACGGCTCGTCGCATTGGAACGCGCTGTACTACATCGGCCAGGTCTTCTTCGTTGACCAGGTCGAGGAGTACGTCAACAAGGCTGCATTCCCAGCGACTGGCGTCACCGACATCATCTACGTCGACAAGGCAACCAACTTGCTATGGCGTTGGGGCGGCTCGATTTACGTCAACGTCGGCGGCACTGACTCCAGTGGCTTCGTCACACTGACCGGCGTTCAGACGGTCCCGAACAAGACGCTGGTGAGCCCGAAGATCAACGCGATCTTCGACTCCAACGGCAACCCGATCCTCAACACCTCGCCGGTACCGAACGCGGTGAACTTCATTGCCGTACAGAACCACTCGGCCGGTAACTTCCCGGCCGTGCTGGCGTCCGGTGCGGACCCCAACGTCGCCCTCGGCCTAGTTCCACAAGGCGCTGCTCCCATCGTCCTCTATGTGGCGATCTCTGTGGCGACCATCGTTGCGGACGGACCAGAGCCGGATGTCGACATCTCCTTTGTGCCAAAGGGTGACGGCGACCTCAAGTGGGGCGACGACGTGCTCGCCCGTAAGTCTGACATCGACGCGGCCATCGCAACTGCCGTCACCGCTGGCGGAACGATTCCCACCATCGCCGCGCACGCCAATGCCGGTACCGGTGCGACCGCCAGTGTGGCCGGTGGTCGCTACGCGCAGTCCGTGTCCGTGACGACCGGAACGTCCGCTGCCTCAGGGACTCTCGCGACCCTGACATTCGGAACTGCGTTCCCCACCGTGCCGCACGTGAGCTTGGCACCGACGAACGGGCCTGCAGCGAACCTGCATCCGTTCGTCACCAAGACGACCACAACGGTCGTGCTCCAAATTGCAGGAACACCTCTGTCGAACACGACTTACACGTTCGACCTGATTGAGATTGGATGACTTTGCCAGCTCCTATTTACACGGACACCGTCCGTCTGGCTGATCTCTACGAACCAATTATCGACACGATGCCGTCCTCGGAGATCGTGACCGATGCGTACAGCACATCAGCCCAGACCATGGACAGTCTCGTCGGCGTGCCGTGGAATACCGCCGGTAAGTTCAACACGCAGGGCCAGAACTGGCAGTTCCAGACTCCAGGCAACTGGGCTGGCGGCGCGAAGAACGACACCTCGGCACGCGCCTCGGGTGGAAGCACGTTCAACATGTCCACCCGCTTCGAGTTCGTGTACACGGGCGACAAGCTCGACCTGATGTTCCTGTCGACCGGAGCGTTCGACTGTCAGGTCTACGTCGAGCACAACGGCCGCATGGTGAAGCTCCAGGACAAGCCTCTGGGCACCAGCCTGACCGGGTACGTCTTCCGTTCGATCAAGTTCGCAACACCTGGCGTGGCTCGCAGCGGCTACAAGAAGCGCCGCATCCGTGTGCATGTCGCAGGCAATGTCAACTTCCTGCAGGTGAACATCGAGGCGGCGGCATTGATGTACGCGGCACCGGCCCGCCCGATGGTGATCTTCGACGGCGACTCGTACTTCGAGCCGCTGCACAACCAGAACGTCGGCTCGGATGAGACCTACTTCTCGTACGGTCCTCAGGACGCGTTCTTCGAGGCGACCGGCATCGTCCATTGGAATGCCGCGCAGGGCGGTACGGGGTTCTTCCAGAACGGCGACACCGTCGCCCGAACGGACGACACTCCATCCTCGATCAACTCGACGCGTATCGGGTCTGCCTCACGCAAGACCACCATCGCGAACGGGTTCGCCATCGGTGCGGCCGATCCGATGACCGGCATCAGCTTCCCTGTGGCGTACATCCTGCACGGAACCGTCAACGACGCGGCCGTGAACCCTGGCGGCACTGCAGCCATGAAGGCCCGCGCGAAGGTTGTTTACAACGAAGCACTGGCCCTGGACTCCAACGGCCTGATGACGTTCATTCATGTTGGCAACGAGCCGTACACCATCTTCGGCACCAGCCCTGCGAGCTACGTGTCCGGTGGGGCGAACGACCTGAACCGTCAGGGGCATATCGCGGCCATCGCTGAGGTTGCACGCGCCTTCTACGTCGACCCGGCGAATCCCACGAACCCTTGGTGGACCGGAAACGGTGGCAACAACAACAGCCTGACCGATCAGCAGGCGCTGATCACGGGTGCGGACAACCTACACGGCAACTACCGGGGTTACTTCAACCACGGCCGTCGCATTGCAGACGCGATCCGACACATCCCCGTCCCTGCTGTCCGCGCCTACCGCGTCGGTTAAGGAGAACTCACATGGCAAACGTCCTCACTGTTGGTAACGAGAAGGCGTTCTGGGACGCCTACGCGGCGAGCATCGCTGAGCAGTCGGAGAACCACGTGGCAGCTGTAGCGAAGATCCAGGCCGACACTGTCGCCTGGCTGGACGCCGAGCGGGCTCAGAAGGCCAAGTAGCACTACGGATTCCCTCCTCGTTTCGACGGGGAGGGAATCCGCCCGCACCTACTACTCAGATAAAAGAACATGGATCACATCACTTTGGGGGAGGCCCTTCTCGGGCTGGCAACGGCTGCGGCCACGGGTGGAATCTTCAATCACGTGTGGGACACCGTGTTTGGTAAGCGCAAGCGCAAGCTTGATGAGACGGAGCTGCTGCAGCGGATGTCGGCAGCGTTCCGTGAAGAGGTACGCCGGGAGAACAGCGAGCTACGTGAGCGCCTTGAGAAGGTGATCCGTGGCCTGAACAAGCTGACCGACGTTGTCGATGACTTTCTGTACCGCGCAACAGGTATCAGCGAATCGGATCGCATGGCACTGCGTGAGGCGAATCAGCACGCGAAGCTCATCATCTAAATAGGAGTACACCATGGGCGTTTGGCGTCCTGAATTGGGTCGCCGCATGGCCGTGATGGATCTGGCTACTGGCGACACCCCCACGTACACATACACTTTGACCGCTCGCGAGAAGAAGGTGTTCCGCGACGGCGCGTATGCGTTCATCGAGTTCAAGAACTCGTTCAAGCAGACCCTCGCGATTTGGGAGGGGTACGTCGTCAACGGTGCGGTGACCTTTCCTGACGTAACGTCCGATGACACAACTCTTCTGGTGCGCGGCACCACGTTCGCTCTGAGTATCGAGGATGTAAACGCCAACGTCCGTATCCCGGTCTGGGGCACCGTAACTCGCAATGAGCCGCGCTACCCAGACTACCCGCAGAACAACACCGATTTCAACGCGATTCAGTACGACTACGACTTCGGCACCGTGGGAACGGTTGTCGACCCGTCGTGGGATGTCAAGAACGGTGCGCCGTCCGTCTGGGACAACTCCTCGTCCGGCCAGCCCAATGGCGTGGCCTGCGGGATCCTCTTCGATGACGCGGCGATGCTTTGGTACGCGCCGTTCCGTGGCGACTCCATCGAGATCAACTACTCGGTGGTCAACCGTGGCGCTGGCAAGTCGGGTGTGGCGTTCTGCTCGAACTCGGACATGTCGGAGTACCTCTGCGTCACGCATGAGACCGGCCTGATCAACAACAACCTGCTCATCGAGGTTGGCTCCAGCCCAGTGCATTTGACGACGTGGAAGTCGGTTCCGCACGTCACCGCGAACCTGGACAACTACACGATTCGCTACAACTCGATCACGAACACAGTGGCGGTGTACCAGGGGACGAACCTGGCCACGCCGGTCATCGACTGGACCGACGAGGCGAACCTGGTCGACCACGGTGACGGCCACACCTACTACGGATTGAACTGGCGTGCGTCGCTTCTAGCGCCTGGCACTCAGTTCACAGCCATCTCAGCACAGGACGCCGCATGAGTTTCACACAGTTTCTGCAGGATGATCCGCTCCTCGCCCGTGAGCAGATCATGGCGATTGCCATCGACGTGGCGAAGACATTGGGCATGCCCGACGTAAAGGGCGCGGCGATCCTCAACGTGATGGCCGTCTCCGTCGAGGTTGGCGTTGAGGACAACGACCCGCCGCACGCACGGCGCTTCTGGTGTCCGGCAAACCATAACGACGGAGATTCGTTCAACTACTCCCACGACTCGGTTTCGAACGATAATCGGTCAATCGGCTACCTGCAGCAGCAGAAGGGTCCGAACGGCGAGCTGTGGTGGGGGACGACTGCTCAGCAGATGGATCCGCACCAGGCGTTCATCTCGTTCCAGACGCGGCTAAAGAAGCGCGGATACGACGCGTCGAACGCTCAGTCCGCTGGCGAGGCTGCGCAGGCCATCCAGGGCTCGGCGTTCCCTGACCGCTACCGCGAGCAGTGGGATGACATCAACGCGCTGTACGACGCGGTGGCCGGAACAATCACCGCCCCAACAACTCCCACTCAGCCATCGTTCTCGTTCACCGAGAAGAACATCATCGACGGCGAGAACGCGTCGAACCGTCAGGGGCACAATCCGCGTCTGTTCGTCCTCCACACGGAGGAAGGCAACCTGCTGGGTCAGGCGCTGGATAACTGGATGGACAACAACGAGGTGTCCTACCACTACGCGGTGGACCCTGATGCTTCCGGGGCTGTCGCGTGGGATCTCGTTGACACCGACCTCAGCAGCTGGTCCGTCCTATCGGCGAATCCAGATTCGATCAACCTCGTCTTCGCTGGATCGTACGCGGCGATGTCGCGTACGGACTGGCTCAGCAAGTACGGCAAGGCAATCAAGGTTGCTGCCTACCTGGCCGTACAGGACTGCCGCAAGTACGGGATCGAGACGACCGTCCGCGTCGGCTTCGCGGCCGGGGGCTACTCGTCGCTAAAGACCAGCAACGGCATCACCGACCACTACGGCATCACCAAGGGTCTGGGCATCGGTACTCACACCGACGTTGGCCCCAACTTCCCTTGGGACGTATTCGCAAGCTACGTAGCACAATTCGCAAATGGAACCACGGAGGAAGACGACATGTTCACTGACGCCGACCGGGCACTGCTGACGCGTGTCCACTTCGAGCTGACCAACAAGTGGAACTCGCGTTCCATCTACGCAGAGCCCGGTGAGGGACCAGTGGACACCCTCGCTGGCATGGTGCTCAACGACGACGGCATGGAGCACTCCGAACTAGTGGAGCGCCTGGCCGTGCTGGGTGACCCTGACTCGCTGCGCCGCGTGATTCGCGTTGCCGCAGGCGAGGGAGTGGTGACTGACGCCGCGACGGTGGCCCGCGCAGCGAAGATCCTCGCAGAGGTTCCGGCCGACATCCTGACGGCATACGAGGCGGCTGCGAAGTGAGCTTCATCGAGTCGGCCGCGAAGGTCGTGATCCCAATCGTCGTGACGGCGTTGACGCCGGTCATCGAGAAGGCTGTGGAGGACGCGGTCACCAAGAAGCTGGACGAACTGATCCCCGATCAGATCGACAAGGTGTTCCTGCCCAACGTCATTCAGACGTTGGAGTCGCTGATCCCCGACCAGCTCCAGGCAATCATCAAGCAGTTCAACCCGCTGGGAGGGATCTTCAAGTGAAGATCGCAGAGATCTACAAGGCCATCACCGCCGCCGCCACTGCGCTGGCAGGTATGGAGGGCGTCGTGGCGTTCCTGAATGCCGACACCACACACCCGTGGGTGCATCTGGTAGCGGTCGGCTTCTCGGCCGTCGTGGGTGGCGCTACATGGTTCGTGAAGAACCAGGCTGCCATCGAGAAGGTGGTGGACGAACTCGACGGCGACGACGAGCCCACGCAGGCAGCCCCTGCGCCTTCCGTCCCGGCCATCGCGACCGAGGCGACCAGCGTGGTCGATGAGGTCATCGAGCAGTACAAGAAGACTCACTAAACCGTTCGCGTAATCGGGCTGTTCCGCTGGCAGCGGAATGGCCCTATTTCGTGATGCCAGAAAGGATTACATGACCACTACGTGGATCGGGTGGCAGGTCGGCATGTCCGGCCCCACCGTGAAGACGGCTAAGGCGAAGCTCAAGGCGAGGTTCTCCTATGCCAAGAGGCTCGATGACACTGAGGTGTTCGGGCTCGATCTGCAGGCCGCGCTGGTGACGTACCAGCAGAACAAGAATGCTGACAAGAACTACACCGGCCCAAAGCTGGGCTCCCATGGGTTCGGCGTCCTGGACTTCGACACCCAGGTCGCTCTCGGCGTCATCGTGATCGACAAGCCCGCGTTCGTGCAGGGCTACGACATCGTTCACTTCTCGATCAACGGCGCGGGCAGCACGTACGACATGGGCTACCCGTACGACATCGGGGAGCTGCTCGACAAGACGAAGTGCTACCACCAGCCCATCGGGTACAACACGGCCCCAGTGCCGATGTCCCGAGGCGTGAAGGACGGTGTCGCTGAGTTCATTCGTCAGCTCGACATGCCGCGCGGCCCGAAGGGTGAGAACTGCACCCAGATCCCTTGGTGCGCAACGGTGTACTCGATGGGTGCCATCGTGTTCATGACGGTGTTGATGCGCGTCCTGTACGGCGACCTCGGACGGTTCAAGGCCACATACCGTGGGTCGAGCGCATTCGGCAACCCGATGCGTGAGCACGGGCATACGTTCCCCGGCTGCTCCTACTCGGACGGCGAGGGCATCGTTACGCCGACCGCACACGACACCCCGGTGGAGCATTGGGACTTCGCTTCCGACAAGGCGATGACCAACACCAAGGGTGACGACCTGTACTCGAAGATCAACAAGGCCGGGTCTACTGCGGATCAGATCGCTGACATGCGTGCGGTGTGGGACATCGTCAACACTGGCAATCCGCTGAACCTGGCCGGACAAGTGTGGAACCTGGTGTCGAGCCCAACGTTCAATGAGGGCGTTGGTGCGTTCAAGGCCGCTACGAATGCGCTCGACTTCTTCCTGATCAAGGTGACCAGCCCTCACACGACGTACCAGTTCGTGAACCCCATCGACGGAGATCCGCGCTCCTGCTGGGACATTGCGCTCCAGCACGCCCGCGACATCGTGGCGGCAGCCCCGGTGCGCCGATGAGCGTCACCGTGTTCACGAAGAACTCCTGCCCGCAGTGCCTGGTCACGAAGCGACATCTGAAGGATCGTGGCGTTGAGTTCGAGACAATCAACGTCGATGAACAGACCGAGTGGCGTGACCGTCTGATCGAGATGGGCTACATGGCGATGCCCGTCGTCTTGGTCGAGGACGAGGATGTGTGGTCGGGCTACTCATCGGATTCTATTGAGGAGTGGTGGCCGAAGCAGCGAAAGGCTGCGTAGCGCCCTCTTATTGGCTCCAGGAACGACGAAACCCCGGCCCCCCTTGTGAGGGGGTCGGGGTTTCTCTATGGGCCTTGTGAGCCCCGTTTAGTAACGCCGCCTTCTGTCAGCCCAGCGGCGGGACGTGTGGCCCAGGGTGGCCCACTTTGTACGCGCAGCAGAACACATCCTGCGGGGCACGCGGCGCCGTCATTCGCCCGACCATGAAGGCCACGGCGGCGAGCACCCAGCACGCAAGGCCAATTGCGATGCCTTCCACGTCAATCTCCTTACGTCAGGTGTTTTTCGAAGTCTGCGAACCGCGGATTGCGGTTGTCGGACGGCGCGTAGGGCTTGCCCCAGTAGCACGTCGAGACGACTCGCTCGCCCTCCGCACTGATGCTGTCGTCAATGTGCCGCCAGCCCCCGCCGATCTGTTCGATGCCGTCGCCGCAGACGTAGCAGTCAGGTACTTCGTGCATGCCAGTCCCTATGTCAGCTAGGCGCTTGACTCGGCAAAATGCACGACCTTCTCGCGGTCGTCCACGTCGGTATACGACTTGCCACCGTCCTCCGAGAACATGCGGGAACAGCGGCGGTTCTGCCACATGCCGTACCCAACCTCGATCCAGTCGTCCGGGTCGTCGGTTAGCGGAGCCAAGTTCTCGAAACGCAACAGCCTGCTGATAGTCGGGATAGCGACCATTGCTGACCCACCAGAGTGCCCCATATCGGCGAACGCTTGGATCACCTTGAGGTAGCCCTTGATCACGTCAGGCTCTTCTCCGATCAGATCCAACTCACGACGTGCGTGAGCGACCAGATTGCTTGGTGGCCTGCGCCGAAACCAATTGCGAACGTTCACGATTCCTCCTGTTGTGTTGTGCCGATAAGTACGCGTCCCGTTAGCCGACGCCGTGGGCGCACATCATGCACATCCACAGGCCGGGGACGGTGGACTTGCCCATCTGACGGGCGATTCCGTAGGTGTGCAAGCAATGCAGGCACAGGCCGGGTTCGTAACTGCTGATCTCATGCGTGCAGTCGCCGTCCTCGTCCGGTTCGGTACAGGTCATGTCATCTCCCTACGTCACGTCGCACCCGAACGGGCACGATGCTCCGATGTCCACCCAAAGACGCACGGGTAGGCCGCACACGTCGCACACGTAGGTGCCGTCCCCAAGCTGGCTCCACATCAGGCGACGGCAGGTGTAGGCGTTGTCACTTCCACTCCCACTCCTCGCAGCACCCCGAACAGTCCTCGCCGCAGATCTCGGCAGGGTGTAATCCGCCTGTCTGCGCGTCCATCTCTTCTTTGGTCTCGGCCACTGGTCAATCCCTTCCGGTCTGCAGGGTGCCGTCGTGCAAGTATCCGAACCGCTCCTGATAGTCAGGGACGAAGACCCGGTAGACGAAGAGGTCTGCATCACCGTCGTAGGCGACCATCACGCCGCTCATCATCGGCACTTCGCCGGATCACCGCCATGCCCGCATCGGGGCGGGAGCCGGTCGACGTACTCACGGACGAACCCGATGTCGCTCTTGATCTCTTCTTGCTCCTCATGGGTCCACGCGTCGTCGTTCACGATGAGGCGGCTGGCCATGCGGGCTGTGATGAGGGGGACGACGAAGAACACGGAGAACACGATCAGCGCGATACCGACGATGCGACCGCCGACCGTGGCGGGGTACTGGTCGCCGTAGCCGACTGTCCCGGCGGTCACGATGGCCCACCACAGTCCGTCCCACCAGCTCTTGTTCTCGAACACGGCGTAGCCGGTGGCACCGAGGATCAGAGCGATGGTCGCGTACGTCCACAGTTCACGGAAGGTGTCCGTGGCGCTCTGTAGCCGGTTCATGGTCGAGCCGTGATCGTGACACCGTCCGGCCAGGACTCGCGGAAGTCGCTGTAGCCCTTGATAACTGTCACGGACAACTGCGCTGACAGCGGTATGTCCATGTCGCGGCACAGGTCGTAGAACTCGCGCAGCTCACCGAGAGTCATCGGGCTGCTGAGCGAGACCTCACGCTTGACGCTGGTGCCCATTAGAGCTGCTCCTGCAGTTCTCGAAGTAGGCCGATTCGCTTGACGAGCTGGTCGGCGGTGAACGTGCCGTACAGCCCTTCGAGGGACGGCGGCAACTTGCTCTTGGTGAACGTGACTGTCGGCTGGTCGAGCGGGACCACGTCCTCGAACTGTGCGATCACGATGCACGTCTCGGGCTTGACCACGCGGATGGTGTGGATCTCGGGTGCCGACATCCAGTACTGCTGGCCGGGGGCGAACTGATACGTCTTGTATCGCTGCAGGATCCAGCCACCGTCCTTGGTGAACCCGACACCACCGTTGAGCGGTGTGTACCACAGGTGCGTCTCGTAAACCTCGCCGCACTCATCAGCAATCGGGTCGTCCGACATCGGATCCCAGCATGGCGGGGTGCGGTACCACTGGTTCTCGATGACGCCGGACATGCATTGCGTCACGAAGTTGTACCGGTGGTCGTGCGGGTTGACGACCTCGCCCGCTTTCTGCGAGTCCATACCTTCGGCGAAGAAGTACGCCTTGAGGGTCAGGCCCGCGTCACGGTGCAGGCACACGTAGTCGAGGCCCTTGGCGTGGAAGTCCTTGTAGGACTGTGTCAGCAGGTAGTCGATGTCGAGGTCATCCCAGATCACATCGCGGAGAATGGCGCTCACTGGAACGGCAGCCCGATACGTGGACCCAAGTGAGTGCCGGGGTCCAGGCGTAGATCGCCGCCAGGGACGAAGCCACTCTTCGGGGCGTTCACGAATGCGCAGCTGGCCGGTGCGCCGGGGTTGGCGGGTGTGGGCACGGGCTCACCGGGGTTGCACGCCGACAGTCCGAGGGTGGCGGCAGCCGCTGCTGCGGCGATCAGGATCTTGGTCATACCGAGGTCAGCCTCACTAGCTTGCGGATGTCATCGAACCGGTTGAGGCAGTGAGTGCATCCCATGCTGCCGTTGGTGCGGATGCGTTCCTTCCACACTGGAAGGAACTGGAGTGCCTGGTCCCAGTGGGTCTTGCACAGCCAGCCTTGGATGCAGTCGTGGTACTCCTGGTATCCGGCGATGTCGCCGCCACAGGCCAGCTGTTCCTTGCGCTGACTGCAACAGTCGAGTTCCTTGAACGCGCCGTCGACCGCCGACATGATGTCGGTGTCGAAGTCAGTCCTCGGCAGGGTCGGTGTCGACATCTTTGCTATCTCCGTAATACAGCTGGAACTGGTCGTCGGTCAGAACTTCATGGGAACCGTTGGGGTGCCGGACAATCCAGTCACCCGCGTACGCACGCTGCGTCTCCAGGCTGCCGTGGGTGGACACCACGAACCACGCCAGTCCACCTGCGCCGGTCTTCACCTGGCGGGCGGTTGGAACGGAACGCTCCACACCTGACCAGGGTCGGGCCACCTGAATGGCTCCGACCTTGGTCGGGTTGTGGGTGAACGTCTGCAGGGTCACAGCTCGCGGAACACCTGGTTGTACAGGCTCACCGGCAGCACCTGAGCCTCCAGGGCCTGAGGGGTCAGGACGATTGCATCGCCGACCTCCAGGACGAAGTCCTCTGCCTTGGTGTCGTCCTTGACGGTGATCGAGACCAGCTCGCCGGTAGCCGCGAAGACGGTTTCGATCCCCAGCGGGACGCCACGGCGCTCAGCCTCCAGCGACACGATGTAGCTGATGGCGGCGAGGTTACGGCCGGTGACCTTCGCGCCCAGGCCGAAGATCGGCTCGCCTGCGGGGACGATCCGCTTGAGTCCCGGTGTCCCGTTGATGGTGTTGTTCTTGCTCATGATTCCTTCGGGGTTACTTGATGATTTCGATGAGGTAGTTGGGGGTGTTGCGGATGACGGGTCCGTCCGCGCTGATCGACACCCAGACGTCGCCGTCGCCGAACGCGGAGGACTTGCCCTCCCAGGTCTCGCCGTTCCAGCGGTAGATGAAGACCGTTCCGTCGTCGGCCGTGAAGGACCATTCGGCGTCACGCTCGTCTTCGCCGAGGCTCTTCGCCTGACGCGGCGCACGGTCGGCGAGCGTCGTGGTGTACGGGCCGTAGTCGGTCAGGAGGTCGGAGTTGGAGGCGATCTCATCCCAATCTCCAAGAATGTCGTCGCAGTCCTGGATGTACCAGACACCGTTCACGTGCTTGTAGCGGTCGCCCTGGCGATCCATCCACACCGAATCGATCTCGTTGTACCCGAGGTTGTCGACCGACCAGGCCGTGGTGGCGGGTGCGTCCAGATCGACTGCGCCGGAACGGTCGAACGTGTCCGTGATGACGCCGCCGCCGGACAGGAACTCGGCCCCGTAGTACTCGTCGGGGTACTGTTCGGCCTCCTCGACTTCCGCGACGAAGTCGTCCCAAGCTTGCGCCTTCTCGATCAGGTCCGTCAGGACGCTCACCCAGTCGATGATGTTGGCGCGGTTCAACGACTCTGCCTCTTCGGCGGTGAAGTCTTCGTCGGCGACCAGCGGTCGGAATGCACCGGACACGATCTGGTCCCCGAGGTCGAGGGTGATGCAGTACGGCTTGTCGGGCTCTGCGAAGGCGCGGTACGCGGTGACGACGCGCTCGCCGTCAACCAGCCCCTCGTAGTTCTCGCGGATGTCTGTGCTCATGCGAATGAGCTTGGCAGGCGCGGGAGTTGGATTACAGGGAAGCGTACGCGCTTGTAATAGGGTTACAGGTAAAGCTGTATTACTAAGCCTCAGTACAGGTTTGAGCTTTACTATCGAGTAGGAGGATCTATTAAGAGGATCACTCCGTTGACCTTGTCGGGTACCAGACCCAACCGGTCGCTCTGGGGAGACGCAACACATCCGTGTTGCTAGGCCCCTTCGGGGTAGGGGCTCGCTGCGCTCGCACGGTCCTTTTAGAAGGTAACGGTTTGCTGACCAGTGATTACAGGGGGCAAGGCGCTGAGCAGGGGCGATGGAGGAGCTTGAAGGCGTGCTGGCAATGAAATGTGATGTGAATCACACAAGATGAGGTTAACCTTACCGAACCGTAAGTTCGCGGTTGCCGATGGCAAGGATGGGGTACGTTACCGGTGGGCCAGGTCGGTAAGTGGATTCCCTTCCTGTCTGATCTGGTGCGGACGATTAGGTTCGGTCGCCCCGCCGGGGGTCGTGTCCCGGCGGGCCCCCCGACACATCTCCCTGTAATCCGTCGCTGTCGTTTGACAGGATCCTCCGCATGCCCAGTCGCGCTGAGTTCCTTACTGAGCGAAACGAACTACTGGAGTTGCTGTGGGAGCTGGACGACGAGCTGAGGAATTGGCATGCCGGTGGCGTGTGGAGACACTCGGGCAGCGCCGCCCAGTCCGCTGCATATTCGGACAAGATGACCCAGCGCCACATGCTTGCTCAGGAGTTGAAGGCGATTGGGTGTGCCCCATGGGACTTCAACCCATTCCGTGACAACTGCTGGCTCGTACGCCCGCAAATAGCGGCCTGACCTGCGATTACAGGGCTGAGGCATGATGATACAACGATGGGTACAAACAAGCTGCGGCGCATTGCGCGCCGGAACCACGCAGTCCTGACGGATGACCCAGACGGTCTGATCTCGACACTGCAGATCACGAAACGTCTTCTGCAGGAGTCCATCAACGCTGGCGAGCCGGTGACGATCATCACCGCGCTGGAGTACGCGTTGGAAATGTCTGCACCCAAGGATCCTCACCGCACCTGGTGGTCGGCGCTGCGAGTCATCTTGCGCAACACCACGGTTGAGAAGTCCACCCTCGCGATCCTCGCGGACGCCATCGAGGGCCAGGGCAAGACGAACCGAAAGATCAAGCAGCTCATCGCTGCATAGCCGTGCTCGGCATATTCCCCTGGTGGACATGGCTATTCGTGTTCGCCTTCCTCTACATAGGAGCGCATGACCTGTGAGCGACGATACCGCCAAGAAGGCTGAGACCACCGAGGTGAAGCCGTCTGGCGTCGACACTGCCAAGTCGGTGAACGTGCGCGTCCCCGCCGAGTCGGTCAACTACGCCTACAACACTCGCGTACTGACATCGACCGGTGAGATCGGGACTGCGTTGGCCGCAGCTCTCGTCGCCGCCCAGGCCGAGTTCGGTGCCGTCGCCAAGGACACCGCGAACCCGTTCTTCAAGAGCAAGTACGCCGACCTGCCCGCCGTCAAGGCCGAGGCGCAGCCGGTCCTCGCCAAGCATGGGCTGGCCGTCATCCAGGAGCCGGGGTACGTCCTGATCGAGGGCAAGCCGCACGACACTCTGGCCACCACGGTGCTGCATGAGTCGGGCCAGTCCCGTACGTCCAAGATGATCCTGCGGCCGGTGAAGAACGATCCGCAGGCGCAGGGCTCCGCGATCACGTACGCCAAGCGGTACGCATTCATGGCAATCCTGGGCCTGGTCGCCGACGAGGACGATGACGGCAACGCAGCGTCCGGCCGTGGCGGAAAGCCCGCCGCGCAGCGCCCATCCCGCGCCAAGTCGTCACCAGCTCCCGGTGAGTCTCTCGGCGACCCGGCCGTCGCGGAGCTGATCAACCGTGTCAAGGCAGCAGCGAAGGCGTCGGGCAACAACCCGAAGGCTGTGCAGGCGTTCTTCGCTGAGGAGTACCCCGATGGTGGGGCAATCGTCAATTCCACCGACCAGGCTGCTCTGACCAAGGTCGCTGAGCACTTCGAGGCCATCGCCAACGCGGGCTCGGAGCTGGGTGCTACGCAGGTGGCCGAGTGAGCGTCGGGGCACCGGTCGCCCGAAAGCTTTGGTCGGACGGCGAGAAGGCGCAACTCCGTCTCCAGGTGCTCGACCGGGTCATCGGTTACCAGGCTGCATTCGCCAATGCGGAGGAACTCCTAGCAGGCGCGCAGGCTGCATACGAATGGGTCAAGGACGGTAAGTGACCGACTGGAAGATCCCCCGCGACAACTACGGTCGCCCGAAGCTATACCCACCGGAAGGTGGGCCACGCGTGTCGTACTCGCGATGCTCGACCCTGGCGAAGGACATCGACAAAGCCAGCGACGGCCTATTCAAGTACTACCAGGCCAACGCCATGATCGGCATGGCGCAGACACCGTCCCTACTGAACCGTGTCAAGGCCATCGTCGCCAAGGGCGGCAACTGGGACAAGGAGAAGGGCGCTCTCAAGGAGATCGCCGCGACGGCCGAGACCATCGGCGGCAACACCAACAAGGCTGACCGTGGCACGTCGATCCATGACTACTGCGAGGCCATCGAGGTCAACCCTGACGGATTCGACTGGGGCGCAGTCGAAGAGGACATGAAGGGGCCGCTGGACGGCTACTACGAGTACATCTCATCCTCGCCCCACCTGTCGTACATCGCCCGCGAGGTGTTCCTGTCAGTGAACGTGCCGATGAAGACACCGACCGGCAACGCGTTCGTCCTCCGTGCCGCTGGTTCCGCTGACCGCATCGTTGAGATCGACGGCAAGCGGTACATGGTGGACATCAAGACCGGCAAGGACGACGAGTACCGCATGGGCGTCTCTGGCCAGCTCGCCCTGTATGTCGAGGGCCAGCTCTACCAGGACGACATCGTGCGGCAGGACGTGCCGTGGGCCGACTTCTACCCGAACGCTGACGGCAAGGCCGAGTTTGCTTCGCACGACTGCGATTACGACGAGGCCCTGATGTTCCACTGCCCCCAGGCCCCGAACATGCAGGGCAAGTGGGAGTGGACCGTTCACCGCGTGCCGCTGGAGCGCGGCCGTCAGATCGTCCGCTGTGGTCAGTGGGCGAGGAAGCTGCGTTACGTCTCCGAGTTCAAGAGGATCGAGCTGTGAAGTTCGAGATCTTCACCGAGGAGGAAAACCGATACGGACGGCCCGACTGGTTCTACCGGGCCATCGATGGCGATACCGAGTACCTGGTGAACTACACGCACTTCGACCATCGCGGAGAGATTGCCTACTGGATCACTGGTAACCGACCACTCGGAAGTGGCCCTGGAAACTGGGATTTCGACACCAGTGGTGCGTACGAGACGAAGGAAGCAGCCATGGCGAGTGTCGGAGGATGGCCGTGAGTCGCACCGGCCACGTACACCGCGCATACCTCATCGGGCATATCTCCGAGGAGACCGCCACCGCACTCGTCAAGGAACTGTACGAGATCGATGAGCGGTACCCCGAGTCTGACATCGAGCTGGTGATCAACTCGCAGGGCGGCAACATCATCGACGGCCTGTCGGTGTACTCGACACTGGTCGAACTGTCCGAACGCGGCAATGGCAAGCACTTCATTACCACCAAGGTTCGCGGCATGGCCGGATCGATGGCCACCGTCATCCTCCAGGCCGGGGACTGGCGAGTCAGCGGCGAGTTCGACGTGACGATCTGGCATGAGGCGAAGATGAGCTTCGACGCCGACTTCGTCTCCACGATCAAGCGTGACGTGGCGGTCTGGGAGTACCAGGACGCGATGCTGAGCGGACTCGTCCAGCAGCGTGCCGGGTTGACCGACGAGGAGTGCAAGGCCCTGCACGGTCCTGTTGACCGTCTGGTGTTCGCCAAGGAAGCGTTGGCGCTCAACCTGATTGATGCGATCGCATGAGCTGGGATGACTCCGAGGACTACGTCTACACGGAGCTGAGTCCAGCACTCCTGGACCGGCTGCTCGACAAGAACTCGTTCCTGATGGACAAGTGGGACCGGATGCTTGCCTGGCATCGGGCGCAGCTGCGCCACTACGAGACCATCCATGGCAAGGCTGTCGCGGTGGTCGAGTTCCGGTGGACCGGTCCAGGCTGGAAGTCGAAGGCCGCTGCGACCCTCGATCCTGATGTGCAGGCGGCGAAGCTCGCCATGGACATCGCCCACATGCAGCTGGGTACGTGCGAAAGGCGTTGCCACGCACTGGAAAAGGAAGCAATCAACCTGGCGTTGAGGAACAAGATCCTCGGCGCTCTCTACAACAACGGAGGCGGAAGCTACTAATGAGCGACACAACACTCAAGAACGCGGTATCGGCGGCCACAGAGTCACCCAGCATCGTGCTGTCTGCGCTCGCTGTGGGGATGTTCGTGGCGAAGGCCAAGCTCATCGAGAAGTACGGCGTGGGAGGCGATCTGCCCGAGGCGCTGGTCGAGTACACCGAGTGGGTGTCGGCCGCGTCCGATGAATACATCGGCAAGACCCTCGACCCGTGGGGCATCGTCTGATGGCCGACAACATCGTGGACGACGTCATCGAGAACGTCCTGAGCGTGTCCAACCCCGCGCTGCTGGCCGCTGCGGTCGGCGTGGGTGTAGCCATCGAGAACGCCAGGGTGAAGTACGGCGAGGACAACCTCCCCGAGGCGCTGCAAGAGTTCCTCGCAGACGCCGCCGACGCTGGCGAGAAGTTCATCAGCGGGCTGTTCGATGGGCTCGGTATCAAGTGAGCCGGGACCGCAAGCCGATCCCGCCACCGATCCAACTGAACGCGCCACGCCTCACCGAGGCGAATATCGAAGAGGCGTACAAGATCCCGTTCATGATCGCTGAGGGCCCGCGCCTGATGCTGAACTTCCTGGCGCTGTCGAGCAACCTGCCCGAAGCGTACCGGAACATGATCTCGCAGTGGCTGCACGGTTACAACGAGGAGCTGATGACGTACCTCGCATCCCACTACGGCCCGCACGCCGTCGTGGAGTGCGACCTCATCGCGAAGAAGATGTTCGAGGGGTTCGTCGGCGTGATCCGCGAGGAGCGAGAGGCAGCCGACGCGGAGATGTTCAGCGGTCTGGATCGAGACATCTTCGGGGACAATGGCCTACCCGAATAGCGGCGTGCCCGTCCCGGCGATGATCGCCGAGGCGGCGTACGCGGCGCTGAGCTACGCGCACAAGTACCTGACCGACCACAACGGCCATATGCCGCCGGACATGGTGGAGAAGCTGGGCAAGGTGGCGTTCGCGTACAACCGCGACCGCACCGCGTCCCTGGTCTACCGGGGGATCCCGCCAGTCGTCGTTGAGAAGTTCTCGGAGACGGCAGCCGACAAGCTCGCCGAGTGGATGGGTAAGCGCCAGACCATCTTGAGCGACGGCGATTTCGAACGATGGGCAGAGGAGTTGGGCAGTGGCGAAGACACAGCTTGAGGTCATTGGCCGGTACGCCGAGGGCGGCTGGGAAGATGAGCACGGCACGTCGTACTACAACGACCGTGTCCGCGTTGGCGGCTACGGCGATCTGGGCAAGCTGCAGGTCGACTTCGTTGAGAAGTACGGACGCGACGACCGGGTCGTCGGCGAGTACCCGATCATCCTGCGTGCCGACCCCGTGGTCCTGATCCGTCGCGGGTTCCCCGACGACTGGACGACATCAACTGCGGGCGTGTCGATCGAGCTGAATCCGTTCGGGTTCCAAGTGTTCGATCTGCAGGCCGGTAACGGCATGGTCCGTTACAGACTGGTCGAGGACGAACTCTACTGGAAGTTCGGGTCGTTCGGCGACGAGCAGCAGGACGAGGAGAACGACCGCATCGCCAACTTCCAGCTGGGTCTGCTGACCTATCGGGATTGGAAGCCCGTCCGCGCAGCACCGGCCGACGAACGCCAAGAGGTCACGACCAAGGATCTCAAGCTGGTCGACCCATCCACCATCCCGGCCGACGCACAGGGCATCCAGCTGTGATCGAGATCGAAGTAGACGCCAGGCAACACCCTGGCGCATGCGATCCAAGAGAAGGCGTTCCGCGAGGTCGACCCGCTGTGCCTGGTACTGCGTGACGCAGAGGGAAACGTGTACTGGTCCGGCACCGTCCACCAGTGGACGTTGCACTACAACGATCTGCGCGTCCGACTACTCCCATTCGATGAGTACGTCGACAAGGCGGCAACGCAAGCCGCAACGCTGGCCCGCGTCAACCTTCTAAACGAAGCTCATGAGAAGGGATTGATATGAGCCGCATCGCCAACATCTTCCACACCATCATCGGTGCCATCGCCGTGTTCGTGGCCGTGAACGTCGCCAAGCGATTCGCCGCAGCACGTGACTACACGAATCACCTCGTTAAGGCGAAAGTCGCCCCCGGCCCGTGGTTCGCGTACTACACCGGCGACTTCATGATCGCCCATGAGACGGACACGGTCACGTCATGCCTGGTGGAGTTGCGTGATGGCACATTCCTGTGGGCCACGGAAACCCCTGAGTGGGACCGTGAGTGGTTCGGCGAGCATCTGGGTTGGGAGTTCCCTGAGCGGTGGGTGCCGTACTCGGCTCTGGCTGACTACGGCCTGGAGCCCACGGAAATGGGCTGAGGTGGAGCCAGTTGGACTGAACGGCCCATGGTTCGTCCATCGCAACGCGTGGGACGGCCGGTACTACGCGATGCCGATGTTCACCCTATGGACGGCTGAACTTGGCGACGACGGCATACCGGCCTTCGGCCCGATTGGCACCAAGCGATTCGAACACGACTGGGAGGCTGACGCTTACGCGGACAGCCTGTACCAGGCGTACCTACTCGGATGGATGCCCTGAACAAGCAAGAGAAGCTCTGTCGCGCAATCGTTTTCGAACGCTGCGACGGGAACTGCGAAAGGTGCGGCAAGGGTGGCCAAGTCACGATGCACCACCGGAAGAAGCGCGGCCAAGGTGGACCGTGGGATCCCACCAACATCGTCGGTGTCTGCGGTGATGGAACTCGTGGATGCCACGGTTGGATCGAAGCTCACCCCATGGCAGCGGCAGCTACTGGCTGGCATGTTCGCCCATGGGACGACCCGAGTGAGATTGCAGTCGTACCGCTCTTCGCACCACCACGACTACTTGCGATGGATGGCTCTACGAGACCTCCTGACCAGCAGGAATGTTCCCTGTTATCCAACTTTGAGCTGATCCATACTGATCACATCGACACCCAAGACCCTTGGGAAACCTGACCCCTACAGATCGAAGGACGCATGGCCCTCACACTTCCCGTTGTCACCATCGAAGGCACGCTGACCGCTGACCCGACGCTGAACTTCACGCAGTCCGGCAAGGGCGTCTCGAACATCAACATCGCGTGCAACACGCGGCGCAAGAACCCGCAGACCGACCAGTGGGAGGACGGCGACACCACGTTCACCCGTGGGACCGTGTGGGGCGAACTCGCCGAGAACCTGGCCGAGTCAGTCGTCAAGGGCGACAAGGTGATTGCCCACGGCGTCCTCAAGCAGAAGGACTTCACCGACAAGGAGGGCAACAAGCGCACCGCGTACGAGCTGGACATCGAGTCCATCGGCCCGTCGCTGCGCTTCGCGACCGCGAAGGTGACCAAGGTGTCGAAGAACGGCGGCGGCGGTCGTGCGCCTCAGCAGGCCAGCGGCAACTGGGACGACAGCGGCAACGACGGCTGGTAACCCACCTCACCAGTTCCCTTGTTGATATGCGGGGTCGGTGGTACTGCGGAGTGCCACCGACCCCGTTGTTGTATCAGAAAGAGATACATTGCCCCCCAAGCTGACACCAGCGCAGGCACGGAAGAAGCATCAGAGCACCTTTGACCTGTTCTGGAGATCGTATCCGCGTCACACTCACATCAACGAAGCGTCCGATGCGTGGGCGAAGCTGATGGAAGACGGCGCGGACGCCACGAAGATCATCGGAGCGGCCCGCCGATACGCAGCGAGCGTTGCCGGGACGGACATGAAATATGTTCCAGGCCCGCAGAACTGGCTCAAGGCAGGGCAGTACGACGACGCTGACATCTTCCAAGATGAGCAGCAGGCCATCAAGACATGGTTCCAGCAGCAATGGAAGACCGGCAACGTCAAGGCCGTCCAGGACCGGCTGCACATCACGATGCCGAAGGTCTACCCACCCGACGACATGATCGACCCTGACGCGATCCGCTTCTGGTTCAAGACGCAAGCGCAGGCATGGATTATGCAGATGTACAAGGAGAAGTACGAGACGTGCCAGAACGGCAACCAGTCCACGACGAGCGAGCAGAACAGTCCGTCATCGGAGCCGTCCTCACCAGCCCAGATGTCTTTGGGGATCTGAAAGCCCTTCGGCCGTACCACTTCTACCTTCCCGCACATGAGGTGCTGTACGCCACGCTGCAGCAGATGTACAACGACGGCGAAGAGATCGACTCGATCACCGTCTTCGCGAAGCTAGCGGAGAACAAGGATCTCAAGCGCATCGGTGGAGCGCCGTACCTGTCAGATCTGTTGCAGGCGTTCAAGTCTGTCGCGAACGTCAGCGCGTACGCCGAGATCGTCATCGATAAGTGGAAGATCCGCCAGGTCAACGCGCTTGGTGTGCGGTTCCAGCAGATCGCCGACCAGGTCGATGACGTGCCGGATGCCCTTGAGGCTGCACGCATCTTCTTGGACGAGGTCGATGAAGGCCGCGAGATGGACGCGATCCGGTTCCGCGACCTGTACACGCTGTGGACGGAAGATCAGGCCGACGAGCGTCCCGCCATCGAGTCCCCGTTCGTGGCCCTGAATGACCGTATCGCGGGCGGATTCCACCGGCAGCGCCTCTACGTCATTGGGGCCCGTCCCGGCTGCGGTAAGACCATCCTGGGGGCGCAGTGCGCCCTCTACGCGGCGCAGATGCACTGGAAGTCTTTGATCTTCTCCCTGGAGCTGTCGAAGCAGGATCTGATGGGTCGCATCCTGTCCTGCGGTGCCCGCGTGCCGTACGGCGAAATCACCCGCAAGCGCATGTCGCCGGACACCGTGGCCAAGGTCAGTCGGTGGGCCGGTGCCGCATCGGAGCTGACGCTCGAAGTGGACGACAACCCCGGCCACACCATCGAGACGATCACGCAAGCGTGCCGTATCAAGAAGATGCGCGACGGGCTCGACTTCGTCTTCATCGACTACCTGCAGCTCATTGAGGCGAGCAAGGGGCAGAACCGCGTCGAGGCTGTGGACCATATGGCAACTCGCGCAAGGCATATCGCACGAAAGTTGGACTGTGCAGTGGTCGTGGCCGCGCAGCTCAACCGCAAGATCGAGGACCACGGCGGTAGGCCCCGCCTGCCCGTCAAGTCCGACTTCCGCGAATCCGGTGGCATCGAGCAGACCGCTGATGCCGCAATCGTCCTTTCCCGGCCGGTGGACGACAACGCTGAGGAGGCTCCGCAGATGCCCCTGATGGATGTGACGCTAGTGAAGAACCGCACCGGCTTGGAGGAAACCTTCCAGCTCCGCGAACGCTTCGATCAGGCCCGGTTCCAGTGACCGACACGATGATCATGGACGCGCTGCAGATCCCCGATGAGCGCCGCGAGGAGTTCCTGATCTCGCTGCACGCGTGGGCCCGGTCGCTGGTCCCAGGACCAGGCCGGTACGCCGTGTTCGCAGCCCTGCTGTGGCACAGCATGAAGAACGGCCCGCTGTGGCCGATGCCCGACGACCCGTTCGACATCAAGGCGTGGGCGTGAGCGCCAAGGTCTGGCTGACGGCCGACGAGTGGACACGCTACGTCCCGTGCGACGGCGATCGAGAGTTCACCACGGCACCGGAGGAGCTGGTCGACGGCGGCGACCGAGTGCGCTCGATCTGCCGGATGTGCCCAGTGCGACCCGAGTGCATCGAGTTGAACATCAAACCGATGCCGGACCTCCGCAGCATCGGGCGGGCTCCAGGTCAGCGCGTGTCACTGCCGTCGTCGTCGGTGTGGGTGGCAGGGGAGTGGCTGCCGGACTGGGTGGACGACCCGTCACGTGACGAACTGGCAACCATCAAAGCGAAGCTGGAATCGCAACTCGCGCAAGAGTATGCCAACCGACCGGCGTCCCTGCTATGACAGTGCTTTCCCAGATATGGGATATGTGCCACTGGGGCGCGTACCCCGACAGGTTCATGGTTGAACGCTGCCAGGCGGCTGTTAGGTGGACGCGTAACAGGCTGTCAATCGGCTGCGATTGTCAGCTCTGGAGGTGTCGTACCCCCCACCTATCGTGGTGGAAATACGGGTTGCTGAGGTGTCCCAGCCGGGAGGTTATCCGTGAACGAATTTGAGCCAGTAGTTCCGAGTGAGAAGGTAGCGGGTAGTGAGTAGGAACATGAAGTCAGCCAAGGCGGCTGGATCCAAGTTCAACTGGGACATTGCGCGGGCGCTGTCAAAGGCGCTGGGAGACCCCAACATTACGAAGGCCCCCGCCTGGGGAGCCAAGGACAAGGGCGACATCGTCAACGTCCGCATCGACGGCCACGACATAGTTATCCAGACTAAAGACGTTGCTCGAATTGATCTTCCCAAGGGGGTCGGTGCCGCTAAAGTTCAGGCCGTGAACGCGAATGCCCTTGCTGGCATCTACGTCCACAAGAGGGTCGGTACAACGGACCCCATGAAGCAGTGGGTAAGTTGCACACTCGCTGAGATTGTTGCGCTGATCACTAAGGTGCCTGTACACGCTGGCACCCCGGAAGGGACAGAAGGAGGGGCCGCTCATGACAGCGACTCTTGACGACATCAACAACAGCTCGTTCGACTGGCGCAGCAACGCCGTCTGCAAGACGGGCAACTACGACATGCACTTCGCGGATGTCGAGGAACTGCTGGAAGACGGCGGTATGGACCGCGCCGACGCCGAGGCGTTCGTAGCGATGGCCGAGGAGACGGCGAAGGCCATGTGCCTCACCTGCCCCGTCCTGGACACCTGCCGAGACTGGGCGCTCACCAACGACGAGGACTGGGGAGTCTGGGGCGGCATGACCCCCCAGGAGCGCCGGGAAGACCGTGCTGCATGGCTGGCGCAGAAGGAGCTGGACGGCGCGGCCGTCGAGCCCATCGTCGTCATGGATCGGGACGCGCTGCACATCAACGCGGGCTCCAACGCCAAGCTGGCCACACGCAACGAGCGGTGCCGTGTCGGCCGCGACATGCTGCTGCAGCTCCCTCGGGACTGGGGCACGTCCAAGACGGGTAAGGACAAGGCTCGCTCGCGAGACGAGTACCTGGAGATGTGCGAGCTGGTGCTGGCCAACCCCTCTTCGACGGCAGCGGAAATCGGTGCCCGCCAAGGGAAGACCGGCGAGTGGTTGAACAACATGGTTCGCGCCATGCGGGTCGCGCTGCAGATTCCGTGACCACTGGGTACAGACAAGCGTGGAGGGCTGTGATCGAACGGTCCTCTGCGCCATGTACTTTCGGCGCCTGTGATCCTAGCGGTACAACGCTTGATACAATTGAGGTGACCGGAATCGAGCCCAGCTCTTCCGGCAGCCCCGTGGTCGAATCTGAGACGCCGTCCCCTGCGCCTGCCCACGGGGCTTCTGCTTATCTACACTCCTTCTCGAAGTTCCGCGCCCGCCGACGCTATCGCCGTTCGGCCTGGTCAACCCCCATTTAGCTTCCCTGTAATCGCTCATTTCGTCACCGTAATCTGGTGTACGACATGAGCGATTTCCATTATGGGCTGCAAGCCTCACTGAACGGTTCGATCCAATCTCTCAGCGAGACAGTCGAACTGCATAAGACGCGTGCCGATGAGGCAGAGGGCAAGCTGGCGCTGATCTCGAAGCGTCTACATGACAGCGGCATGTGGGAATCCAGCTCGCCGTACCCCCCGACCGCCGAATTTATCGCGCAGGCTTTCGCGGAAGCCATCAACGATGTCCACGACATCTTGGGCACTGGCACCAAGATTCGGGTGCCCGTGTGATCACCCGACTCCTGGAAAAGCTGACCATCGATCAGCTTGAGCCGCTCGCGAAGTTCGACATTTGGAACGTCTACAGCGTCGGCAATGCACTCGCGATCCCAGCCGCCGTCGCCATCACCGCGATGGAACACGTCCTGGACGCCACACACGCCGTCGAGACGGCCATACGGCGGGCCCTGCCCCGCTTTGATGAGTACATCTGAGAGCACGACAGTCGTCGCACTTGACGGACTGATCTACATCGCCGGTCCCATGAGCCCCAGCTCATTCGGACTGGACGAGACGCCTCCCGACTGGGACTGGAATCACCCCCAGTTCAACGCAGTCGCGGAGCAGCTGACCGCCGAGGGCCACGCGGTCATCAACCCCGCTGCGCTTGACGCCGAAGCCGGTGACACCGGCCTGGAGGCGTGGGACTTCTACCTGCGCCGCGACATCAAGGTGCTGGCTGACTGCACCGGCATCGTCATGCTCCCCGGCTGGCGTGGCTCCAAGGGCGCACGCCTGGAGCACCACATCGCCACCGAGCTGGACATGACCATCACCTACCTGGAGGACGCGTGACCAACCCGCTGCTGGTGCCTGACCTCACCAAGGCGATCCGCGAGGCGCAGGAACTCAAGCCCGAAGAGCCCGCCGCAGAGGTCGATGAGACCGCTTCCGAGTGCCCAGCAGAGCCAGAGGAAACCGAGGAAGAGGCCGCTCGCAAGGACAAAATGCACCGCGTGCCGAACCGGCAACAGACCCGGCATTTGCTAAATCAGCGCGGCGAGGAGCAGTCGCTGCGCCCACGCATCCGCCGACGCATCTACGCGCAGCGTCGGAAGCACGACGCCAAGTGAACCCGGTAACCCTCGCTCACTACAACGCGGCGATCCAGGATCTCCAGAATCGCCGCCGCGCCCTGGTGATCGAGAACCGAACCGCTGAGGCCACCGTCCGCAACAACATCCCGAAGATCGAAGCCATCGACGTGATCCTCACAGCCATAGGAGAGCCCCCTCAGTGAGCACCAACGAGGTCATCACCACCAGCTCTACCGGCGCACAGAAGGCCGGTAACGACGAGCGCCACGACCTGGTACCCATCGGACCTCTCCGCGAGCTGGCCACTCACTATGGCGTCGGCTCCCATAAGTACGAGGACCGCAACTGGGAGCTGGGCTACGAGTGGTCGAAGTCGTACGCGGCTCTCAAGCGTCACCTCTCGCAGTTCTGGGGCGGCGAGGACATCGACGCCGAGACCGGCTCGAAGCACATCATCGCGGTGGCGTGGCACGCATTCGCACTGGCGCAGTTCATGGATCAGCATCCCGAGTTCGACAACCGCCCAACCACTCTGGCGGCGAAGCGTGAAGCCGATGCTGCGATCAAGTTCGCAACGGGTGGCGTGATCGCTTCGCGCTTCGATGGCTCGATCAATCTCATGCAGGCACTCAATGACGGCAATCTCACCGTCAGCTACTCGCCCGAGTCGAGCGTCTCGATCATCGACCACCCCGCCGAGGTTGACAACCTGGACGAGCAGTGGGCCCGCGCCTACGAGTGGGTCGAGATCGATTGGGAGTTGCACTACCGCTGGTTCCGCAACGGGCACGACGGAACCGGCTGGTACTTCACCGATCCCGAAGACCCCGACGAGGGTTGGGAGTGGTCGTACATCAATGGCGACAACTCTCGCGGCAAGTGGAAGCGCGTTCCGTGAGCGTTGCCGTGATCGCACTCCTCTCCCTGATCCTCGGAGTCGGAGTCGCATCTGTCGCAGCCATGGGGATCGTCATCTTCATCGTCAACGACGTGAAGGAACAACTGGAGAGCAGCTTCCCTGTAATCCCAACTTCACCCGAAATAGGCTGTGAGACAACATGACCGCCGCAAAGATCGTCACACTCGACATTGAGCGAATCGCAGGATTGGCGGAAGTATGGGACTTCAAGCCCGACTTCATCCGGCCCGAAGCGTTCCGCGAGGCACCTCGCACCGTCTGCCTCGCGTGGAAGTGGCTCGACAAGCCGGACATCGAGTTCTCCGCCGAGTGGCTCGACGGTCAGGAGGGGATGGCGCGCAAGATCCATGCCATCCTCGATGAAGCCGACTACGTCGTGGGGTGGAACAGCCGACGCTTCGACGTGAAGCATCTCCGCACCGTCCTCCTGGAGCACGGGCTGACCCCGCCGTCGCCGCACGTCGACATCGACCTGATGGTCAACGTCAAGCGCGAGTTCGACTTCCTGTACAACCGAATGGCCTACATCGCAGACGTTCTCGGCCTCGAAGGCAAGGACAAGACGCCGCCAGGGCTGTGGTCAGACCTGCGTTCCACCGACACCGGTACCGTGGCCCGCGCCCACGCCGCGATGGAGCGGTACAACCGCCGCGACGTGGAGCTGACCGAGGAGCTGTTCTATCTGCTCCGTCCGTGGCTACGAGGCATGAATCTCGGCCTGTTCGAAGAGGACTCGGACACCATCCGCTGCTCGAACTGCGGCTCCGATCACGTGCAGTATCGAGGACACGCCGGAAACACCACCTACCGGTACCGCCGCTTCCAGTGCAAGGCGTGCGGCAAGTGGGGACGCGACCGCAACAGCTTCAAATCAACTGCCACAGTGGGGATCTGATGTACAGCACCAACGAATCCTACAAGGACATCCAGCACCGGTTCAGTCACCATGCACCGTCGCCGGTCAAGGCTGCAGTTCACACACAGGTGCGCCGCGACACCCTGGAACTTGCGGTGCTCTACGACGACCGCATTCCGCCTGGCCGCGAGAAGGCGCTCGCCCTAACCAACCTGGAACAGGCCATGTTCTGGGCCAACGCCGCCATCGCCCGTAGCAAGAAGACCGAGGAGACCCAGTGAGCGACGTGGACCCCAGCGCATTCGATGGAGTAGCCATCGACGTGACCGTGAACCGATACGACCGCACGGTGAACTACCTGTTTGCCGGTATCCCGGCCGACCACGTGCCGCAGTTCTTCGACCATCTCACCACCGACGAGGGTAGGGCCGAGCTACTCGTCGCTACCGCCAACGTGCTGGTGAATCGCGGCTACGTCACCACGGTCCACGCCAACGGCATCCTGAGCAGCATCTGATGGCGCTCCGCACCGAGGACATCACCCTCGTCGTGACCGACCCAACGACTACTCGCGAGTGGCGTGCGTCCAACGGCGACCACACCGCCATCGACATCACCACCGACCCGCAGACACAGCGCCTCAGCGGCGTGGCTCGCCATGGGTGGACGCCATTCGACATGCCGTACATCTCCGAGATCGGACACAACCTGTGGCAGGGCGGCTGCGAAACCGGCCTGGTGCTCCCGAAGCACATCAAGCATCTGGTGTCGCTGTACCCGTGGGAGCGGTACACGATCAACCATGACGTGCTGTCCGAGACGTACGTGCAGATGTACGACGCCGAGGACCAGGGCTACGAGCAAGTCGACGCGCTCGCTCGCTGGGTCAACCTCTGCCGCGAGTCCGGCCCCGTCCTGGTGCACTGCCAGGCTGGACTCAACCGGTCGTCCCTCGTCGCAGCCAAGGCGCTCTATCTCGAATGGCAGGGCCAGGAACTCCCCGGCGCTGACCCAATCGACGGCGACTTCATCGTGTCGCTACTCCGCGATAAGCGGTCGCCTGCGGCCCTATGCAACCCCGCGTTCGAAGCCGAGGTTCGCTCATGGGCGTAGCCATCATGCTGTTCCTCCTCGCGGGAACCGCCATCGCATTCTGGATCATCATGGGAGATGTGCTGTGACCATATGGAAGCCGATCCCCGGCCATCCCAAGCACGAAGCCAGCGACGACGGCCGCATTCAAACCGTCGACTACGAGACCACGTACATCACCAAGGCCGGTACGACGGTAACTCGCCACTTCAAGGGTCGAATCCTTAACTGGCGCATGGGCAAGCCGTCCTTCAAGGGTGTGAAGCACCCGGTGGTCAACATCTACAAGGGCACGGGTCGCGGGGACTTCAGGAACGCCGAAACCCGTATCGCCTACCTCGTCGCTGCAGCGTTCTACGGCATCCCATGGGACAACCCAGCCGACCACATGAGGTGGCGCATCCGTTTCCGCGACGGTAACCACCTCAACTGCTACGCGATGAACCTCGAATGGGTTCACGCCATCGGTGAGACCGCCAAGCAGCAGGAGCAGTACAACCGCAACAAGGACGCGTGGGAGAAGCGCAAGAGCTGCGGCATGCCCGCGTGGATGACGGAGATGTACGACGACGAGGACGCGGCGGCGTGAGCCTTGGCGCAATAGACCTCTGCAGCCTCCACGGCTTCCACATGTACACCGCGTGGGGCGAGGCGTTCAACAACGGCGATCAGGTGTGCCAGAAGCGCACCTGCATGGGCTGCAAGGCCGAGGAGTGGCGCAACGTCATGGTGGTCAACCGATGAACGAACCCACCAAGATCCTCGTCGCAGGCGACTGGCATGGCAACGGCGCATGGGGCCAGAAGGTCATCCATCACGCCCGCAAGTCGGGTGCCGACACCATCATTCACGTCGGCGACTTCGGCTGGTGGAGTGTCCTCGACCGCGACACGTGGAAGTACTTGCGGTTCCTGCAGGAGAACCTTCAGGAGTGCGGCGTCACCCTGCACTGGGTCGACGGCAACCATGAGAACCACGACGACCTCGAAGAGTGGGTCGACGCCTTCGATCACCAGCCATGGTCAGCCCCCAACTACCCCAACATCATTCACATGCCACGCGGTCACCGCTGGGAATGGTGGGGCCAGACCTGGATGTCACTCGGTGGTGCGCACTCCGTGGACCGACTGCAGCGTACCCCTGGTAAGTCTTGGTGGGACGGGGAACACATCTCCGACGCCGACGTAGCACGTGCCATCGGAGACGGCAGTCACGTCGATGTGATGGTCACCCACGACTGCCCATACGGCGTTGCCATTCCTGGCATCCATGCCGACGACAAGCTCGACGCCGCCCGTAGCGGGTGGCCACTCTCGGAGATCGAGGCGTCCACCGTCAACCGCAAGCAGCTGCAGAAGGTGGTCGACGTTGTCCGTCCGGCCGTCCTGTTCCACGGGCACTATCACAACCGGTACAACAGCCTGTACACAGGACCGGCGCATGTAACCCAGATCATCGGGATGGACATGGACGCAACGACACTCGACCGCAACACCATGCTGGTGATACGAAAGGATGCAGCGTGAGCGATCCCCGTGAAGAGAAGCTGCCCCGGTGGGCACGCGAAGAGCTAGCCAGGGAGCGTCACCGCGCCGCGACCGCGGAGCATCGTCTCGCCGAACACTTGGAAACCGTGGAGCCGACGCACATCTGGTACGGCGATTGGAAGAACAAGCTGTACATTCCCAGCGAGCGTGGGTACCAGACCGTGTACTTCTCCGCGACCGGCGAACCCTCGAAGTACAGCTACGACGAGGTCGGCGTCCGCATGAAGGACGGCGTGCTGAGTGTCAGCGCTAGCCGCGCGGTTTCCGTCGAGCCCATCGCATCCAACTGCTTCGACGTTCGCGTAAGGGACTGATGTACCAAGAGGGCAAGTTTCTACTCATCAAGGGCGACCGAGTCCTGGGCACCTACAACGTGCTCGCTGCGGCGAAGGGTGTGCGCACCAAGCTGTTTCGAGGCGCGGGTGACATCTATCGGGTCGTTGTATGGCAGGACGGCTGGGAGCCGACCCTGGAACTAGTAGACGAGGGCGCATGACCGACGCTGAGATCCTGGACGCCATCGCGAAGCTACGCCGCGAGCGATCAGCCACTCCGACCCGTTCTGTCGAACACCACTATGAGGTGGTGTGCGAGTACGCGGATGCCGTGAACGCCCTGCTCGACCAGCGCCAGCGCGGATGGAAGCGAATCTTCAAGGCGTGAAGCTCGAACTCAACAGCGGCACCGAGCTGTACAACGTGGTCATGCAGCACCTCTGGGGACGTCCATTTACCGTCGGTAATAGCAAGTGGCAGCAGGACGACACCTGGCCCGAGGTAATAGCCACCGTGGAAGTTGATGGCGTACAACAGCAATTCCGTCTGATCGCCCTCCATAACATCGCGTACCACTCTGAGGGCAGCACCATCGAGACCGAGTGGTATCCGGTGCGGCAGTGGCCGTACGGGCGCGGAGTGCCGCAGTAGCTAACTCCATGGGATAATGGGTAGAGGAACCCATTGCCTACCAGCTCGAAGAACGGCCCACGCTCGCTCGGCCGGACTGGGGCCAAGTTCGAACGAGCCAAGCAGCGAGTCCTGCGGGCCAACCAGATCTGCGACGAATGCCGCACACTGATCGATCTCGACCTAAAGTACCCAGATCCGTTGAGCGCCACCGTCGACCACATCATCCCCGTGTCGCAGCTCGCCTGGGATGACCCACTCACGTACGCCGACAGCAACCTTGTCCCATGCCACCTGGTCTGCAACCAGCGCCGTGGCAGCAAGGTGAAGAAGCGTCGCACGCACCCACAGTCACGCGACTGGCGGGCGTGAGAAAATCCCAGCCAGCAAACACGTGCTAAACTGGTTGTAGAAGCCCGCGCCACCTGATGGTGCTGCGCAGCACACCATTCAGACCAAAGGACACCCATGGCACTCGATCCCGCTAGCTACAACCTCACCGGATCTCAGGCAGCCGAGGACGCCCTCGCCGCCATCGTCAAGCCGCTCGTCGGCGCAGGCCCGCACGCTGACTTCACGCTGGCCCAGCTGAATCAGCGAATCGACGGCACCGGCACCGCCCCAGCCCACTCCTTCCCCACGCCACAGAACTGACCTTCTGAGAGCTTCGGGCCAAGGCCCCCAGGCTGGCGACAACGCCGGTCAGGGGGCCTTTTCGTTTCCCTGTAATCCCTCTTCACGACCCTCTAATCTCATACATGTCAGGCACCGAATGCCTCACAGCGGTACAGGTAAGAGCCTTCCATCAATGGCGAGGCAGGCTCTTGGCCCACCGGGAGTCGAAGCCTCGGTGGGCCACCATGTGAACGTAGCTTAATTGGTAGAGTCCCCGCCTCCAAAGCGGGTGGATGCACGTTCGAATCGTGCCGGTTACGCGCAGTAAACCGCGATTTCGGTTTGGGTAAAAGGCTTTTGGTTTCAAAATCCCCCCCAAACAAAAATCCGGTTGAGCACTTTCAATTGGGACTTTGACAACTACATAGCAATACCTTTGGGGCTGACAGGTTTCGATCATGAGCTTGTATGTCTTGAGAAGCGTGCCGGGAAGCAACGTCCCGTAACAGTGCAAACCCAATAAACGCAGCTTTCACCGCGTCCGACTACGCCGCAGCGGCTTAGTCCAGTGGGGCACAACGGTTCACCCGTTCCGTGTGCCAATCCACTGCCGAAATACGGGGAACCCTCGCAGGAATTGAGCACCACGTCGCAAGAGGCAAAATAGCGGAAGTCATGAGCAGAGCCGGAATGGAGACCGGCAACCGCCTCGCGGAGGGCAGCGGTATAGAAGTCGCCAAACGCTACGCACGTAGAAGGCTTGACAAACACTGCATGAGACCCGAGTTCGATTCTCGGCAGCTCCACAAAGGCCCTGGTGCGGGTTTCGAAGTCCCGCCGTCGTTTACATCGTGTGCCGTCTGTACAGCCGCATGCCTGCCGCCGCCAGATCAGCGAGCGAGTCGACGTGGTGTAAGGCAGCACAGGGCCTGTTACTTGGTTTCTTGCTTTCCCGCCTCAAAAGCAAGTGGTGGAGGTTGGACGGTTCGCCGTTCGGCCCTAGTTGCAGGCAGTCTAACGCGAACGACAGTGGCGCACACCGTTGCATACGCGGCCTGCAATGGCGCTGGAGTGGCGACCGATTTGCCCCGCATCCCCCACTGCGGACATCCGTGGGGGCAGACTTGATAAGAGGGTAGGTGAACTCATGAAAGCGTGCCCCAAGTGTGGGAAATTGAAAGCACTTAGTGAGTTCCAGTACCGCAGTGATCGTCCTGTTGATGTGATCCGAAAAGACCGACATTGCAACGTATGCCGAAAGGAATCGGCTTCTGATGCAGTGGCTCGAACTAGGCGAAAGAACAAGGCAACCCTGGTTGCCGAGCACGGGGGCAAGTGTCTCGACTGCGGCAATGAATATCCGCCGTACGCGATGGATTTTGATCACCGAGATCCGGCCGAGAAGCTATTCGGTGTAGCGGACGGCAACACAATCGTTTCCCTCGCCCGCATGCGAGCGGAAGCAGTGAAGTGCGACCTGGTGTGCGCTAATTGCCATCGGGGAAGGACACATCGGCAGCGTTGCAGCGGATGTGATTACTGCAATACCATTGGCCTGTCGGTTAATCCGGTAAACCAACGCCCTGTTAAGGCGTGACTCTAGGTTCGAATCCTGGTGGGCCAGCGAGGAGTGGTTGGGGGTTCGAATCCCCCTGCGACCTCCCGCTCCCTCTGCAGGGGGAGAGCAGAGTTACACCGACGCGGTACCAGCAGTTGGGGCTTTGTGCGGGCAGTTGTATACGGCTCAACGGTAGAGCGGCTCCGTTAAACGTGTCGGTGCGTGCTAGCTAGTCGGCGAAGAGCCGAGCACCGGCTCCAAACTTGGAATGTGGTGCAAGGGTAAACCAGCCATGTGGCGACGGCTCTTGGTAGCACGGCGACAGTCGACGGTCGCAGATGCCGGGGAAAAGCCGGTCATTCCATGACATCTCGGCTCTCTCCTATTGGCGAAGGATCTCTGACTGTAAATCAGAGCTTTCGGGTGTGGTGGTTCGAATCCATCAGTCGAGACAACTCCGTTGGTTGGCCGGGGCAAACCGTCAACTGGGTCAGCGGTCCACCCTCTCAGTCATGAATGGGAGAACCCGCTCTGACATACACGCGAGGTACCACTCCCGCCCGTGGGCACGGTGAGGGTAGGTAGGGCCGTCCCCAGCCTGGGCGCGTGATCGGCAGTGACGCTGGGCCGACTGAACGAAGCGTCTCCATACCCTGTTCGTTTAACTGGCAGGATGCCTGGCTCTGATCCAGGTGGTTGAGGTTCGAATCCTCGACGGGGTGCGTGATGCGTTGTCGGTAAAGCTAAGTCGTGGGAACCGTCGCAATCGGGATGTGGGGCAGCTTGGTCAGCCTGACCGCTTTGGAAGCGGGGTGTCGCTGGTTCGAATCCAGCCTTCCCGACGAAAGTCCACGACGGGGTCGTGGCAGACCGGGTTGATAATGACGTAACGCCGGTAGGGGGAACCCGAACAAACAGTGTTATACGTCCCATGGAAGGTACAGCAGTCCCGTAGTGGGGCGACTGGTGTCGAAAGCCAGGTAGCAGTTCGGCTGCTCGGGGAGCGTGCCCTCTGCCTTCCGCGTTACCTACCCGCCTGGCCATGGCTAAGAGTGAATACAGGTGCACCGGGACAACGCCGGTCTGAAAGGGTAGGCCAACTTTGGAGAGTGGAGCCCGCCAGGTGGCGGGAACTGATTGCTAATCAGCTTGCGGCCCAGCCGTGTGGATCGTGCCCACTCCTCTCCGCGCTTGGGTTGACGGTGACTTCGATTGCAAGGAACCGTACGCGCCGTCGCGGAGGCACCCCAGTTCGCGTTAAGCCGAGGCGCGTAGGAATATCGGCCCCCCAACCTCCACGCAGATCAGTGGTCCCAAACTGACGTGGGTCAGCGGAATAGGGGGACTCCCTGGGTGTCGGGGTTAGGGCGCCCGCTGATCGGGATTCGCGGTCCCGAGTGCCTCGCAGCGTCAACAACAGAGGAACCAATCGTGTTGTAGCTCAGTTGGAAGAGCGTCGGCCTGAAAACCCGAAGGCCCTGGTTCGGCTCCAGGCATCACGGCGTGATAGATGAGAAGCAGTGGTGGGACGACCCAATGTTCTCCAACGAGAAGCTCTGGGACCGACCAACCACGACAGCGGCACGATGGCCAGAGGGCACGTACTTCACCGGCCGGATCTTTCCACTGAGTGACCTGAAGGCGCACCTACCGGACGGCACTGTCATAGCGGCCTAGAGCCACTCAAAGTTGTTAGGTAGGTGCCGGTCTCTGCGTCCCCGGTGAAAGACGCTGACGGCTACAGGGTTGCCGTGGACAACGCCCGTCCCCATATCACTCCACACCCGTCCGTGCCGCAGCGGACGTTAAACGTCCTGCGGCTGCAGCGCGGTAGTGAAACGGAATCACCCTGGTTTCATAAGCCAGTTTTACGGGTTCGAATCCCGTCTGCGCCACGATGTCCTTTGCGGCCGCATCGGACAACACAAATCGGAGGAACAAGTGGCACTACGAGTCAGCACAGGACGAATCGACAAGGCCGTAGCGGACACGATCAACGAACACGCGGAACTCATCGAGCAGCTCATCCTTGCGGTTGGCCTGGTGCCACTGACGGGCGTGATCGAGACCGACGCAGTGATCGAAGACGCTGAGCAGCCCGCTGCGGCCCCGAAGAAGGCTCCAGCGAAGAAGGTGCCAGCGGTGGCCGAAACGCCCGCCACCGAGGCAACCAGCGCGGATTAATCTGCAACGAGGCGTAAGCCTCACTACCGCTGTTGGGCAACGGAGGCCCACCGCCCTACGAAGGCGCACAAATGCACGTTCGAATCGTGTCAGCGGTGCTGTGGTCGTAGCTCAAAGGTAGAGCCACGCGCTGTGAACGGCGACGACGCCGGGTCAGTACCGGCCGACCACCCCACTTGTGACCGTGGCCGAGAGGCAAGGCGCTGGGCTGCAACCCCAGTCACCCGCGTTCGAATCGCGGCGGGCACTCAAGGGGCACCTGGACCCGGTCGTGCTCAGGCCCAGGTGCCCTGACACGAAAGTACGGCTGCCGCCGGTCGGTGGCATTGGCGCTCACAGGGGTTCAGGCTACCGGGCAGCCACCATGGGTCACTGGGCAAACTGGCAAAGCCACTGCACTCAGACTGCAGAGTTTCCGAGTTCGACTCTCGGGTGACCTACGCAACAACGAAGGACGGGACCGATGGGCCTCACAAACCTCCGCGAAGTCTGGGCCATGACCCGCCCGCTGTGTGACGCGGAGCTTGAGTGGAATCGGCAGTACGACGAGCTGTACAACGCCGCCGTGGCGGCTGGCCAGAACGTCGAGCTGACCGATGAGAACCTCAACTGGGCGTGCTGGTTGGGCAAGGATCTGCCCAACATCGACGCCGAGCAGCGGAAGGCGCAAGCCGAGCACCTGGCGAACTACCCAGGCGACGAGCACGTCCGCAACGAAGTACGCAAGATCGCCGCAGCGAATCGTCAGCTGCGGCAACAACAATGGGTTGTTGGTGAAACGGATATCACCGCACGCTCTTAACGTGTCAGTTCTGGGTTCAAATCCCAGGCAACCCACTCGGTCATCGTCCAATAGTAAGGACGCCGTCCTGATAAGACGGAAACCTGGGGGCAGTACCCGGTGACCGTACCAAGCTGGTGTGATGTTTAACGGTTAGCATCCCTGTCTTCCAAACAGGTTGTGCGGGTTCGAATCCCGCTACCAGTTCGTAAACACCTGTCCCGCTGTGGCGCAACGCTTCTAGGGCACGCGCCTCAAGGCCAGGTTTTCAAGCCCGATTAGCTCAATGGGAGAGCGGCCGGTTTACACCCGGTTGACGACTGTTCAATTCGGTCATTGGGTACTTAGCGGAAGGTCCAGGTTCGTAAGCCTGGCATCTTAGATGTGGTGTATATGAAGCACATCCGCGTCAGGCTGGAATTGCAAATGTTGGCCCTTTGCACCTACCTAGTAAGTAGGACTACGTCAGTTCGATTCTGACTTCCAGCCCGGTAGTAGTCACGGTGACGCGTGACTGCCCGCTCCTGTGCAGGGTAGTAGTACCCGCCACGCTGTCTACGCGGAGATCGTCGGTGAGATTCCGGCCATGGGAGCCAATGGGGGCGCATGTACCAAGGGGGCGAGCGATCCTTGCAAGATTGCTGCGGTCGAGTTCGATTCTCACCGTCTCCACTCCAATAACTGAATAGTCATGCAGGCATAGGGGAGTCAGGCCGTCCCCGCCACCCTGTCACGGTGGAGATCGCGGGTTCAAATCCCGCTGTCCGCGCTCGTTTCAATGCTCGATTGGTGTAATGGAAGCATCCCAGATTCTCAATCTGTAGGCGCGAGATCGATACTCGCATCGAGTACGTCAGCCCCCAGTTCGTAAGAGCTGGGGGCTTTTTCGTGCCCTGACCAGTGATTACAGGGCGGGGTGACCATATTTCACATGACCAAGAAACCCCTTCTCATCCTCCCCGCGCTGGCCCTGACCGGCTCGCTCCTGATGACCGGCTGCGACTCGACCAGCTCCTGCGGCGCAATGGAATCCGTGGCGCTGCAGTCGTACTCGGCCCCGCTGCTCCTCCCGCCTCCCCTCAAGGGTGGTGGCGGCGGTGGCGGCGGTGGACACTCCAGCGGCGGCGGTGGCTCACACGGTGGCGGTGGCGGGAGCCATGGCTCGTCCGGTGGAGGCTCCAAGGGCGGCTCCGGTGGAGGCTCCAAGCCATCCGGTGGCGGCTCCAGCTCCAAGCCGTCCAGCGGCGGTAACAGCACCACGATCAACCACTACGGTGGCGGATCTGCCGGTGGCGGTGGAGGATTCCTCGGCCCGTTCCTGGGTGGGTTCATCGGCTCGTCGCTGGGCAGCGGCGGCTGCTGATGACGTTCTTCATCGTCGCCTTCGTGTTCCTGGCTCTCATGGCCGCAGCTTGGAGCTGCGTGTGACCGCCGTCTGGATCATCATCTTCTTCCTCATCCTCCTGCCGCTGATGACAGGCATATGAGCACTGTCCCCACCGAGATCGCCGCCAGCGGGCCAACATACGAACAGATCGTGTTGGCCCGCGAGGTGATCGCCCGCGTGAGCACCGGTCCGAAGTGGATCGGCAATCCCGAGGCGGTCGCCGTCGATGAGTGGCTACGCGATCGACAGGTCCACCTCCAACAGCAATCCCTCCGACAGGCAGTGGCCGACACGGTCTGGAGCCTCGTCGGGTCGGTCAGCGGCGAGTCGGCTGCAAAGGCCGTCGTGCAAGCACTCAGCAACTACGAACTGAAACGGGTCTGATATGGGCTACCACCACGACGCAAAGATCATCCGTCCCTCCTACGGCGAAGAGGTTTGGGTTCAAGCACTCTCGTCCGGCGCGTACGAGGTCGGCGTCCGACTGAACCGCAACCAGTACACGTACGTGGAGCTGTCCCGCGCTCAGCTGGAGCAGTACCGCGACAACATCGTCCAGGCGATGGTCGAAGTGGACGCCGCCCTGTGAGCGCCGAGACGTACGAGCGCCCGTATTGGCTGTCGTATCACGACGGCCTGGAGCACCTGGAGTTCGTCTTCGAGTTCGAGAAGTCCGAACCCTGCTACAGCTTCGACACCCTCGTCGTCCTGTACGACACCAAGCGCAAGGCGTACCGGATCGGCGAGGACAGCGGTTGTTCATGCCCGTCGCCGTTTGAGGACTTCCGTTCCGACGGCGACTGGGGGCAGCCCCTGTCGACGGCTGACGCCATCGCCTACATCCGTGGCCTCACGGGCTACGAGTGGCAGTCGGGGGTCAGCTCGTACCTGATCGACGGCAAGCGGGCATGCGTGGACGCCATCAAGGCGCATTCCAAGGAATGGGATGTCCGGTGAGCGCCACAACTCTCGCGCCGAAGCTCGTCAACTTCGCCAGCATGATCGACCACAACACGGTGGAGCAGGCGAAGGAAACAGCGAGCATGCCGTTCGTCTACCCGCACGTCGCACTGATGCCGGATGCTCACTCGGGCAAGGGATCTGCGGTCGGCACCGTCATCCCGACGAGGGGTGCGGTGATCCCTGCTGCGGTCGGCGTCGACATCGGCTGCGGCATGATCGCCGTCGCCACGCGGTTCAAGTGGGATCTGATCTCACACCTCGACCTCGCATCGTTGCGCCGCCAGGTCGAGGAGGCCATCCCGCTCAGCCCCGGCAACTACAACAAGACGCTGCAGCGGTTCACGTTCACGAAGGCGAAGCACGAAGAGCTGATCCAGTTGCAGCAGAAGCTGGACGTGGATCTGTCGCACTCGCCGAAGTGGATGGAGCAGCTCGGCTCGCTCGGCGGCGGTAACCACTTCATCGAGCTGTGTGTGGACGCCGACGACAACGTGTGGCTGTTCCTGCACAGCGGTAGCCGTGGCGTCGGCAACAAGATCGCACAGCGCCACATCAAGGTGGCCACGGAGTACTGCCTCCAGAAGCAGGTCGCGCCTCACGCGATCGAGAACTGCAAGTGCGCGAACTACAAGCTCCCCAACCGTGATCTGGCATTCCTCGAAGAGGGCACGCCTGAGTTCGACCGCTACATCAAGGATCTGGAGTGGGCGCAGCGGTTCGCGTTCCTGAACCGGGCCGAGATGATGGACCGGTTCGTCCAGGTGTTCGCCTGGTGGATGGGTGTGCAGCCACAGCGCGTCGAGATCGACCGGATCAACTGCCACCACAACTACACCGTACCGGAAACCATTGGGGGACAACGGGTATGGCTCACTCGCAAGGGAGCGATCGATGCCCACGATGGGAAGCTGGGTGTTATCCCCGGCTCCATGGGCACGAAGTCGTACGTGGTGCGGGGGAAGGGCAACGAGGCCGGACTGTTCTCTGCCCCGCACGGTGCTGGTCGGAAGTTCAGCCGGACCAAGGCGAAGGAACTGTTCACCGCTGACGATCTCGCGGCAGCCATGGAGGGCATCGAGTACCGGCATGGCGATGAGTGGATCGATGAGATCCCCGGCGCGTACAAGGACATCGACCAGGTGATGGCCGATGCGGACCCCCTAGTGGAAGTCGTCACGACGCTGCGCCAGGTCATGAATGTGAAGGGAACGTAGATGCCGACAGTGGCCGAGGCGAGAGCTGAACTGGCTGGGCACATCTCGGATGGCATGGCCTGCCCCGTGTGCGACCAGTTCGCGAAGGAGTACCGGCGCAAGCTCACCGGTCAGGCGGCGCGGTTCCTGGTGGCGATGTACCGCAAGGCGGGAGCCGGTTGGGTGTACTTCCCCGACCTTGGGCGCGAATTGAACCTGGGGGGCGGCAGGGGCGACGAAGTCAAGGCACGCTTCTGGGGGCTCATCGAGGCCCATCCGTCCGAGGTGAAGCCGGACGGCTCCTCACGTGGCGGGCTCTGGCGACTCACTGAGTTCGGGCAGCAGTTCGTTCGCGGCGAGGCGCGGATCGCAAAGTACGCCCTCGTCTACAACAATCAGTGCGTCGGCCTCGACGGATCCGAGACTGTCGACATCGACCAGGCGCTCGGCGAGAAGTTCGACTACCGCGAGCTGATGGCGTCATGACCAAGGTACTGATGCTGCTGTCCGTCCTGTGCTTGACGGCGGGCGTGTTCGAGCTGGCCGTAAGCATCGGCCTGTGGGGTCAGACCTGGCCACCGGATTGGTTCTTCTACGTTCTCGGCGGATCCTGGGCTGGCGCAGTTGGTTTCGGTGCGGCCGGAATGGTGTTGGACGAATGATCTACGACCCGAACTTCTGGTGGGGCGTGGGCCTGACCACCCTCGTCATCGTTGGCGCGTACTTCGGCGTCAACGTGTTGGACGAGCTGCTGTGACCGTCGACCCACTGCCGGACTTCGTCTATCCGAAGCGCGGCGATCAGCGGCGCATGACGATCATCGGCGACCGCCAGTCCGGCAAGACGTACACGCTGCTGGAGCGGGCCGTCTCTCACGCCCGCCAAGGTGAGATTGTCGTATTCGACTGCGAGACGCTGCGAATGGCGCAGCACACGCACAGCGAGTGCCTCAACACGCATGTGCGTTGGGGCAGCGACGATGTGTCGTACCGCGCCAGCTATCAGGACATCACGTTGGACCGCCACTCATTCCGGCCGGGGCGCATCATCTTCCGGCCCCACGGTCGGCGTGCGCCGGACTTCGATCCCAAGGCGGTCGACGTTCACCTGCTGGACTGCAGCCCGAACGACCTGGTTTACAAGAGCGCCAAGCTCGTCATCCGAGCGGTGCATCGATGAGGGACCGAGGGCACCGCAACAGCAATGAGCGCGGCAGCTCAGCGCAGCGTCGGGCACGGAAACAGTTCCTGCTCGACAAGTTCGGCGACGGCGAGACGGCACCATGCTCCGAGGAGGGGTGTGGGGCCGTTCTCACGTTGACGACGATGTTCTGTGACCGGATCATCCCGGCGCACAAGGGTGGCACGTACGCCCGCAACAATATCCAGCCGCACTGCCAGTACCACTCCTGCCGTCAGGGCGCTCTCATGCGTGCTGAGCTGCGATTACAGGGGCGCGAGAAGGTATCGGCATGAGCTACTACTGGTTCAACACGAACCCCGCCGTTGAGGGCCCTGAGGCCAACGTGGACTACGAGTTACTGGAGGCGACTCCGAACCTGCGCCGCGCCAGCCTGCACAACGCTGTCCTGTTCGGCGGGCCGGTGGTGCGTCAGGCGTTGGAGTCCGCGCCCATCGTCGGCAAGCACAAGCATGTGTTCGTGGACACGAAGGTGTCGATGCTGATGCCGGGGTGGTGGCCCGCGATCCCCGGCTGGCACACCGATGGTGTCCCACGCTACAGCGTCAACGACAAGTCGGTGACCCCTGCCAACTGGGGCAAGCCCTCCCTGCCGCTGCAGATCGACCGCCACTTCGACGGCTACCGGCCGCTGTATCACACGCTGCACGTTGGAAACGACTGCGCCACTGAGTTCGTGCAAGGGGTGATGCGGCTGGACATCGAGCACGACGAAGACGAGCAGATGTACTCCGAGATGACACGCAAGGTGGACGAGAAGGGTTTCATCGCGTACCGCGCTCCTGTCGGCCAGTGGCTGACGTGGGACTGGTGGAACATCCACCAGGCAACGCAGGCCACCGAACGCGGATGGCGAGTGTTGTTGCGTATCACCGAGTCTGACCAGCCACCGGCTGACGAGGACTTCATCCGTACCCAGAACCAGGTATACGTGCCTCGGGAGTTCGGCTGGTGAGCGACTACAAGCAAATCATCGTCATGCGCACTGACCTGAACATGCGCAAGGGCAAGATGGTCACGCAGGGTGCACACGCTTCACTGGGGGCTGTCACTCAGTACCTACTGTTCCCTGGTAAGCACCTCGAAGAGCGTACGAGGGTGCTGGATTGGCTGGCCGGGTCGTTCACGAAGATCTGCGTCCGCGTTGAATCTGAAGCCGAGCTACTGGCCGTGTACGAACAGGCGAAGGCTGCCGGTCTGATCACTGCACTGATCACTGACAACGGCAAGACCGAGTTCAACGGCGTGCCGACCCTCACGTGCATCGCCATCGGGCCCGACACGGCCGAGAACCTGGCACCGGTCACGGGAGGGTTGAAGCTGCTGTGATCGGCGATACCGAGGACCGCCACACGGCGCTCCGTGTAACGGAAGACATTCTGCGGAAGTACCTCCAGAGAGTTCCGCCGAACCAACGCCATGCACTGGCGGTCACCATCATCGAAGAGATCTGCGCAGAAGGGCTGCTGTGAACGACACCGACAATCACGACGACGCCATTGAGATCGTCGCCGTCGTCCTGGAGAACTGCATCCCTGGCTGCAACGATCTGGCCGCGAATGCTGTTGCAACGGAGATCGTCTCCGCTCTGGTGAAGGCCGACCGCCTGTGAGCGCCATCGTGCGGCATGTCGATGACCTGGCCCTGGCGCGGCGCAGGCTGTGGCTGACGAGGTTCACGTTCTCGCCAATGGACGGCGTTCATCTGACGCCGCCTGCGGTGGACTATCTGATCCATCCGCGCACTTGGCGGGAGTACCGCCGGGAGATCCTGATGCGGCGCTCGCCGTATCCGCCGCCGCCGGACCTCCAGATCTACGGCACACCAGTGCTATTGAGCGAACAGGTAGGACGCGACGAAGTGCGGTTGGCGGTCGTATGAGCGACGACGGATTCCCTCGACTGCCATGGGGATACAGCTGGCATGTTGAGGCAGCGCCACCGGCAGTCGCGCCCAGGATGATCGTGAGCATCGTCTTCCTGTGGATGCATACGGTTGAGTCCGCATGGGTTGATACCTGGCCGAAATGGACCCAAGAACAGGTGCGCGAAGCCACTCTGGCTGCGGCGCAACGTGCGTGGGACAAGTGGCAGCGCGCCCTCAACCCGTGTGAGACGCCTCAGAACTTGGCGAAGCAGATCGAGAAGGAACTGAACGCGTGAGCAACGTCTGGTTTACGTCGGACCTTCACATCGGTCACCGCAAGGTCGCCGCGAGCCGCATCCAGTTCGACGGCAAGCCTGCCTTTGAGGATCTGGACAACCTGCCAGAGTGGTTCGGGGCAGCTGACATCGCGGCGCATGACCGCATCCTGGCCGAGAACTGGGATGCGGTTGTCGGCGACGAGGACGATGTGTGGATACTCGGTGACAACTCCTCTGGCACTTCGCAGGCGCAGTTCCGCGCTCTCGAATGGCTGCGCCAACGGCCTGGCCGCAAGAGGCTGATTCCGGGTAACCACTGTGGCCCGCATCCGATGCACCGTGACGCCCATAAGTGGATGAAGGTGTACGAAGAATCTGGCGTGTTCGTGAGTGCCCCTCAGTTGGCCGCACGCCGCCGAATCCCGCTCGCCGTGGGTCATGTGACCGCTCTGCTGTCTCACTTCCCGTACGTGGGTGACAGGGAGGGTGTGGACCGCCACAAGCAGTGGCGTCTGCCGGACTGCGGTGACTGGATCCTGCATGGCCACACGCACTCAGACCGGGTGCTGCAGCCGGGGCTTCACTCGCGTCAGCTCCACGTCGGAGTCGACGCGTGGGGCGGCATGCCGGTCGCCCTGGAGGAGATCATCCGCATCATCAAGGATCAGGAGAGCTTGGGGATATGACCGTCTGCTGCGAGCACAACCGCTGCCCTGAACGCCCCAAGAGGTGGCTTCGCCGCTTCCGCACGCGCCCCTGGTATTGCCCTCAGTGCGAGGGCCTTTGGGTGACAGAGGCTAAGACCGTTGCTTGGTTCGATGACATCTGGGTCTGGAAGGAGATCCGATGAGCGAGACCTTCTACGTGGCGGTCGACCCGAAGGGTGCTTACCACCAGTCACATTGGTCGGAGTTCACTGGCCAAGCGCCGAACTTCTACATCGGCAGTTCGTACGACGATCCGTCACCACGCAACGAGATCAAGCACACCGGCCTGCGCCTGTTCGCGAGCCCGAAGAACTGGCTGCAGAAGCAGCGCCGCCGCTCTGAGCGGGGTGTTACAGGTGGACGGATGTTCGAACTCGTCTGGGACGGAACGACTCTGACCGTTGGTCGCGAGATCGAAGGATCAACTAACCCAGGCCCGAAACCGGAGGATCCGCGATGAGCAAGGCGAAGACGATGGACGTGCCGTTCGATCTTGACGGCAACATGATCTCGTACCCCATGATCGGGTGGGAGAAGTACGTCGACTACAGCGGCAACGAGCGCCAGCGCCGGGTCTTCACGGGGATCGCGCCGATGGAGCCGTTCAGCGGGACACTGCGCATCATCGGCCATGAGCGCGGCCAGAGCGCCGCACGGTTCAACCTGCGCGACGACGAGACCGGCACTGAGTACGTCATGTTCATGAAGGACGTGGTGGACATGCTGGTGGCACAGGAGATTTCGTTCACTGCGACGTGGACGCCGGTCAAGCGTGGGCAGAACTACGGCCTGGCGATGGTGACCGAGTGAGCGTGTGGGGTAAGCCCCAGGGCTGCGTTTGTGGTGGTCCATCGGATCCGTACCACTCCTGGTGTTACGCGTGCGAACAACAGGGTAAGGCTGAAGATGCTGACGCCAAAGCAGCGGAACTAGGAAAGAGTGCCTGATGGCGCTGAGTGAGGAGAGCATCCGCCTAGCTCGCGCACAGGCCGACCTGTGCCCCATGCTGACCGCCGAGGAACTGGCGGATGTCTCAGCCCTTCTTGGGCTTACGCTCATTCCAAAGGATCTTCACGCCGTGGCCGACCGGGAACTTCTTCCCGTCCTTCCCGAGCTTCGGCACCAGGATTCCGCTGCATAGGCGCTTGATCGTCGCCCGCTTACGGTCCACGTCGAGTGCGCCGAAGCTGCCCGCGATGTCGTCGGGATCGATGTTCTCATCGATAACCATTGCCTGAGTGAGGCTTTCGCGCCGCGCTTCTGCCGTGCGGAGCTGACTCGCCAGGTCGGCGTTCATCCGGTCGAACTGGTCGTCGGTGATCCGGTCGGCGTTCCACTTCGCCTCAAGCGCTTCCAGCTTGCTATTCAGGCGTGCCTCTTCGGCGCGGACCTCGTTGAGTAGTGCGGTGTTGTCCTTCTGCTTGGCAGCGGCCAGAGTGCGCTTCTCCAGGGCGTCAATGAACGCCACCTCCACCCATTCGTCCAGCGGGTCGGCCGAGCGGGCAACGCCGTAGCAGCCCTGTGTCTTGCACCGGTAGATCGCGGTGCCGTCCGAACGCTTGCCGGTACCGACACCCTTCTTGCATTCGCCGCAGATGAGGATGCCGCCGAGCAGGCGCTTGCGAGTCCGATCCTTGCCCCACTGCTTGTCCACAGAAGACATCACGGTCTGCGCTGCCTCCCACGTCTCACGATCCACAATGGCGGGCCAGTCGCCGCCACTGGTGCCATCCTCACGCACCGTGGTCACGATCTTGCCGTGGTACGTGCGTAGGCCCGCGTTGCGCGGGTTGCGCAGCGTTCGGCCCACACTGGTGCCGTCCCACAGGTTGGCGCTCTGCGTGGTCCTCAGGCCCATCGCGTTCCACTGCTCAGCGATGCGGTACAGGGATGCACCGGCCAGCACGTCGGCGTACGCCTGCCGGATCGCGTCGGCCTCCATCGGCCGCAGCTGAGGCTTCGCATGGTCGTGCTCGTAGCCGAACGTGCGCCGCCCCCAACCCTTGCCCAGGTCGGCCATCTGCTTCATCGCACGGATCTGTCGGGCACTCTTACGTTCTACCTCAGCCTTTGCCACGGCACCCTTGATACGGGCGAACAGTCGACCGCTGTCGGTGGACAGGTCGACATTGGTGTCGACGCTGGCCAGCCCGAGGCGGTGAACGTCGGCGAGGTGAATGAACTCCTCCAGCTCCAGGGGCTCGCGGTGTAGCCGGTCGAGATCCCATACGGCGACAGCGTCGATCTTGCCGTCGCGGATGTCCTGCAGCATGCGCTGGTAGGCGGGGCGCTTCTTCATGACGCCGTTCTTCATGACGGCCGTCTTGTCGTCGTCCACGTACTCGGTCCAGACCCAGTTCTTGCCTTGGCACAGCGGTTCAAGGTCTTCCCGCTGACGGTCGACGCCGAGCTGCACCACGTCTTTGTTGTGCGACATGCGTAGGTACATGGCTGCACGCACGGTCGGCACGGCCACCAGTGGCGGGTAGTCGGAGAGCGTTGCTGTCATGCCGTCTAGAGTACCGGAACCAGTGCCCTGAAACCAGGGTGGTTCGGGCTCGCACTAGGTACTGATGCCAACCAGTTACATTGGGTAACTATGTAATTCGAGACAAAAAAGGGGGAACCCCTGACGCCGCGTCGTGCTACGGCGTCAGGGGTTCCGTCTGTGTTACCTGTATGCGTGGACCCGCTTCGAGTCGGCGAGATGCCAACCGCCGCAGTTGCACTTGTACTCGGCGAGAGGTGCGGCGTTGCGCTTGCTGTTTCGGGATCGACGCTGCATGTCCTTGAGGACGCGTCGTGCGTCGTTCTTGGTGTCGAACCGGTCCTTCCACGGCGTGTAGCAGTACGCCAGTGCCGCCGTCATTGGCCGCACCGCCGTATATGCACGCCCAGCGCCGCCCGCAGGCCGCATTGCTGCTCAAGGGAGAGTGAGACGGCGTTAGTGGCCGACTCACCCTTCCGTGCGATGCTCAGGATCAGGTCGTAGCCAGCCGCTTCGACAGTCAGCGTGTCGCCGAAGATGTCGGTCCATTCCCAGTCCGGCTGGCTCATGCTGCCACCGCCGGGACCGCCTTGGGTTTGGCCGGGGCCCGCTTGACCGGACGCTTCCGCGCCGGACGGTTCGCAGCTGCAGCCTCCCGGCGTGCCTTCTTCCCGGTCGTCAGCGCCAGCAGCGCCAGTGTGGAGAACGCCACCGACAGGTCGATGATCAGCGGCCACAGCCACGCGATCTGCCATGGCATGCCGCCTTGCTTCACGGCCAGCTCGAACAGCGAGTAGAACGACAGCACCAATGCGCATACGGCCACGCATGCGAGCAGCGCCAGAGCCACCTTGAAGAACATGCCGGTGATCTGTGAGCGAACCATCACAGCTAGGCCGTGCGTGGTCACAGCGAGCACTACAGGCGGCGCAATGGACATGCACGCGGCCACCCAGGCATTGGTGAACGCAGCCCCGGCGTTGTGGCTGTTGAACATGGCGTGTGCGACGTTGCCGATCATGGAAGCCGCCGAAGAAGCAATCAGCCACCGCCAGAAGAAGGCAGTGGCTGACGCTTTCCGGTCGGCGACCGTGCTCAAGCGAGCACCTCGATGTTCGGCCAGTTGCGCTCACCGATGAACGCCAGCAGCTCGGTCCACGTCTTGGGCGCGTGGCCCTGGCGTGACGACCGGCTGCCATCTTGGGTGACGAACCAGATCCCACCGTCAGCCGCGTTGGTGTACGCGCGGATTGCGGCGAACGTGTACTTCTGGTCGTACTTGACGAACCGGATCACCGCGTGATTCAGCGCAGGTTCGATGGGGTCGGCGAGTAGCGAACGCTCCAGTGCCAGCTGCTCTTCCAACTCCTGGATACGCAGCTTCGCGAGCTTACGGTCCTGGCCGGTGGGTACGAGAGTTGTTGCCATTACTGCGTTTTCTCCTTCTGGATGTTGACCAGCGTCTTGCTGGCACGGTGGACGCGTGTTACCCGGTCTGGGTAGACGCTGACGAACTTGTCGGACTGACCGTGGAGTGGCCCGCCGACGAACGTGAGGACGAACCTGTAGCCGTCCCCACGTGGGCGATCCGCGTACCGGAAGCGATACCGCCCCGGCCTGCCCTTGAGTGCCACCTCGGTGCCCGGTACGAGCGTTGCCTTGCCGGGGATGTGGAACTCGTAGAGGTGAGGGTCGTTCTTGGGCTTGACCTTTCGCTTCGTGTTCAAGGCTTCTCCACCTCGAACGGCGATACGGCGCTCACCAGATCGTTGGTCGCCGCTTCGATGGCTCGCGCTTCTCGCACGGAACCGATGTGCCGCAGGCGATTCGCCGCCGAGTACGCTTGGGCGATGTGCCGGTAGATCGCCGAGTGCGCCTCGTCCAATAGCTCCGCGTTGAGCGTGACCCGCTTCTCGGGAATACTCATCGGTACCTCAGCGCCTGTGCGAGTTCCACCATGCGCTGCTGATAAATCACCTGGAGCAGCAACAGGCGAGCCTGCTCGGCCTCGATGGCCTCCAGGAGTGCGTTGACGTACAGCGCCTCAACCACTTCGGCGTCGGTCATGACTGCACCATCGCCCGAGTGAAGTGGACCTCGTCATCGGCCATGTCCTTGCAGCCACGACCGATTGCGGCCCCGCAGGTGGGGCACTCAGCCGCCCACCACTTGTTGATGTCGCGGATACGGTCGAGCAGGTGTAGCGCGTCGAGAGCGTGGCGTTCCGCATCCCAGTCGCAGCGCGCATGAGCGCCGAGCGCCTTGATCTCCCACAGTGACCGGTTGCGTTCGGCTACGGCCAGTTCGTCGCTCATGATGCGATCTCGTTTGGCACGTGAACCACCCGCAGCGTGTTGCCGTCGCGAACGAATAGCCACGGCAGGCAGGAGCACTTCGTGTCGAGCGTGTGCCCAATCCGCGTGCCGCCCTGGGTGAACTCGGTTGCCGCGAACTCGCTGCCGTCTGGAAACTGGTGGACCACAGCGGCGCTCACCGGTTCACCACCCAGACGATCATCGCGATCCAGATGGGCGCGGAGGCGAAGCAGCCCCAGAACGCCCCCACAAGTGCGCTGCCCGTTTCGAGCGGTTCGTCGTAGTCGTACGGGTCAAGATTTTCCATGGTTTGTGATTCCCTTCGTGTCGTGTCGAATTGTGTTGCCCCCCTGTAATCACTGGTCAGGGCATAAAAATGACCCACCAGCACATGGCTGATGGGTCGCTCTCGCGGGTGATGCTTTAGGGGATGTTCCTCAGTCGCCTGATCCAGCGAGCACAGAACACTGCCGCCTTAGCAACGCGCACCTCGGCGGGACGCTTGAGGCAGTGGGAGCACATGCGGTAGCCCTCACTGATTACGTACTCCATTGGCTCGCCCGTGAGGTGTGGAAGTGGCCGCAGCACCGTACGTTCACTGAGCGTTCGGCACGCCACCGTTGTGTGTACCGCACCGCTTGGCACCTGAAAGTAGTTCATGAACGCGCCACGGCGCACCCATGCCCTGTGCGTGTTGGCGATCATGTCGGCCAACACCCTGGCCTCAGGTGCCATTGAGGTGGCGACCTCCTCATATTCAGGTTTGCCAGAAACGCGATCCAGGTCGCGAACGATTGACTTCGCTGCTGCTAGCAGTGACAGGAACTCGGCCGTCACCTCAAGCATCTCTTCTTTGCTGACGGACTCCATCGCCGGTTGTTCACGCACGACTGTCGTCCACCCCCTCATGACGGTGCTTCGCGTAAGCGCCGCCGCCCGTTGCGATCTGGGCGTCAAGAGTACTTGCATAGGTAAAGAATCCTCCTCCCAGATAACACTCAGGGGGCCGAGAAACATTTCCTCGGCCCCCTGTTGTGTTGCGTGCGTTACTGCGTGCGAGCCTCCACGACCACTGACGAGTAGCCCTGGTGCTCCAGCTGCTGATGCAGCCACGCCTGCAGGTTGGACGTGACGAACTCCTCGAAGTCGGTACGCGCCTTCTCGTATTCGATCCCGTACTCGTCGGCCCACGCGGCCAGTGGCATGTCCTTGACCTCGACGGTGAACTTGAGGTCAGCCATGCGGAGCTGCCAGAAGTTCGCCATAGCACCCATTGCAGATGGTCACGGTCTGGCCGTCATCCCTGTGCCACTGAGCGGTGAGCTTGGCCTTCTTGTCCTTGTTGCACCGTTCGCAGTGGAAGGGCTGTGCTGTCGGCGTACGCGTGAGCGTGAGGTCGTCAGCCATCAGGCTTCTGCCATGCGCGGAAGTTCAAGCCATCCGCTCACTGCGGTCGGCGCGGGATCGTGGTGCGATATGACCCCAGTGGGTGAGAACCACTGCGCAGCCCCGAACTCCCGACCGTCGCTGTAGAACACGACCACCTTGTCGTTGTCGCGATAGTAGTTGTCCGTGATCTGCCGCGCGTCCAGCTTCCAGCCGTGCGCCTGCCCGAACGCTTGCAGCTCCTGACGTTTCACTGCGGCACTCCGCTCGCCGCCATGCTGCTGGCCACGATGTCGAGCACCTCGTCCCGCGAGAGGCCAAGCTGGTCGTTCAGCTCATCGACCATCACGTGCGCCGCGCCGAGCTGGGTGGACACCCCGTACGGCGTGTAACCGGCTTCGTTCTCGATCACCTCGGCGATGATGTACGCCTGACTGTCCCGGTCGAAGAACCCCTCGTTCGTGTAGTAGCACTTTCTGTTACCCATGCTTGTTGGCTCCCTTCGTCGTGTGTAGGTCCATATTCACTTGTCGTTAGTTGCTGAGTACAGCAGACAGCGCGCCGACGTGTCAGCCGGTGCGCCATCCTCCCCACTCAGACGCGCTGAGCCGCGAACGGCTGGCTAGAAGCCACTGTGCGCTCCCAGAACAGATCTGCCTGCGCACCCGTCTCGGGGTGGTGGAAGGTCTCACGCCACGTCTCACGACGCGTGTCGTACCGACCAGCTGGGCTGCTGGCATGGCAGTACGGGTCAGCCATGCGGACCATGCCGAGGCACATGAGGTCGAGCATCGCGTGATACACCGCATCCTCGCCCTCGTAATGGACTGCACGCGGGTGCCACGTCGGGCAGCCCTCACATAGTTCGTAGCGCAGGCCATTGACCCACACCCGAACCACCTTCGTGGTGCTCATCGCGCCCACGCAGACGGCAGGAAGCCGCCCTTGCCCAGAAACTCATGCAGGCCAAGCGTCAACTCGGCCAGCCGGTGAACCTCGTCACCGAACTCGGTGAGATCGCCGCGTGCCAGGTCCAGCATCTCTTCGAGTGCTGCATTTGGATCCATTGTGTTACTTCCCTTCTCGTGTGTTACTGCTGAATGCAGTAGGCGCACCACAGATCTCGCGACCTGCGATGCACCTGCCGCCCTCAGTGAGGGATGTAAGGCCCTGCAATCAGGATTGCGGTGAAGATGAATGCCAAGATCCACCCGCCCACGTCATCACCTCCCTTCCGATGCGAGACGTTCGGCCCAAGTGCCGAACCGCCCTGTGGTGTGCCACTTCTCAGTGGGCAACGCCATTCGCACGATGGCGTGTGCCATGCGTGCCAACGCCTCTGAGTTGCACCAGCGCTGGTGCGTCTCGTCGGCGTCCTCCTGGTTGCGGTCACACCCGACGATGTCGAGTGAGTGACCGTCAGCGCAGTACTTGCCGCCGTCCCAGTCCTGTGGCCACATGATGGCTGTCTCCCAGTAGAGACCACCGGCAGCTTCAGGCATCCTGATAGTGGAGACCTTGATGGTGCCGATGCTCTCTACCCGAAGTTCTGTAATGCGTTGTTGCATAATGCGATTCCCTTCATAGAGGCCAAGGAAGAGCACCGGAACCGCCGATGCTCAACCCAAGCGCCTAGATCAGGCCATGGCCAGTTCGGGCATGTCCAGCACCTTGGCCAGCGCCTCGACCGCGATCTGGTCGGACGCCGCCAGGTCACCACGGATGGCGCGGTCGTAGACACGCTCCAGACGCGACGTGCCACGCACGCCCACGCCGTGGTGCTGGTAGGTGTTGCTCGCCTGCACGACACCGAATGCCGTACCGGCGAAGGGGCCGTTCAGTTCGCCCAGCTCGCCCTGACCGAGGTAGATGCTGTCCAGCAGCTCACGGCGGTTGTTGGTCTTGGTGACCTTGACCGCGGTGCTACCAGCCGGGGCTGGCGGTTCGATGATGTCGAGCACCTGAAGCCAGTTCTTGCGCGGCACCTGGATACCGGACATCGTTTGGATCCAGTCCTGCATGTCGTGCGCCGACTGGTCGAGGATCACCATCGCCTCACGGAACCCTGCGACGTGCGAGGTTTCGAGTGACCGGGCGGTGTGCTTCACCTTGAACTGGCGACCGGCGTTCTTGGCGTCCCGAGAGATGCCGCCGAACATGTTGTCACAGCGCAGCACTCGGTTGAACGCCTCGTACGTTGTTGTGATGGAACCGTCCAGCGAGGTTTTCGCCAGTAGGAACGGCCAGAAGTCCAGGCCCGTTGTGTCGTCGTGCATCGTGTCGTCTAGACCGATCTCGACGGCAGCCTGAGCGCCGTTCTTCAGGGTGAGAGCCGACAGGATCGAGAGAGTGCTACCGAGCATCTCGCTGACCTTGCGGATGAGCCACACCTTGTAGTCGTGCATCGCGTAGGCCGTTGTCGGCCTACCCAGCTCAGAGAAGTCGTCCGAGCGGACGATCCCCTGCCTGCCGGTCGTGACCTTCGGCATGTAGTAATTGCCGTCGATCATGATCGAACCGATGCTGTCTGGCTCGCACGGGATGAAATTCCCCGTGGGCACGCTGATGGCCTCCCAATTGAACAGTCGCCGTTCGACTTCCGCGACGGGGATTGGACCCTCGTAGGTCGGCAGCTTGCCGTCCGTCTGACCGATCCACGTCCCACGCTTGGCGGTGTTGCCGATCAGCGCGTGTGCAATCTTGTTACCCATAGTTCTTTCCCTTCCAAAGGTGTTGCCTGTTCGTGTAACAGGACTTTGAACCTTCCCTGTAATCACAGGTCAGAGCTGCTCAACACAGCACAAAGGGCACCGACCGTGATGGCCGATGCCCCAAGCTCCCCGTTGAGTAGTGTTGTTACCGCCTGAGTTTGAACCCAAGCATCTTGTAACGCGTGGTGCGTGGCACGACCACGGTGTGATCCGAGTACGCGGATCCTGAGGTGTGCCTGTAGTGCAGTGCTACAACCTCAGGCGTGGCGCGGACGCCATCGACGTACCGCACCTCGACCACGTTGCCATCGAGGACGATCCAGTCGCCGTACCCCAGGTCAACCACCCAGGCGTCCAATTGGTTCTCGATGATGATCTCGGCCACGCTCAGTACTCCCCATTGCGGAGAGCCTGGCGGACGGCGCGACGGTCGCCACGCTTGAGACCAGCGCGAGTACCGAGACGGCGCTCACCCTTGGTGCCCAACATGCGACCGTGATTGCTGACAATCATGGTTGTGTTCCCTTCCGTGTGTATTCCGTGCCTGCCTGAGAGCAGGAGAAGGCGCACTGTCACCAATGCGCCAACCTCAGACCTCAGACCTCCCATGGTTGTGTCTCGATATCCGACAACTTCGTGTCGCCACCGCGGTTGTAATCCACCGCCTTAGCAAGGCGATTCACCTCACCGCTACGCCCGCGAAACAGCAGGCCCACCATGCCGTCCGGCACAGACTCATGCCATTCGCCATACGCGGCGATGACGAACGATTCACCTGCATCAAGTGCAGCCTCAATGGCGTCATACTTCGCCTGTGATGCCGCTGCACCTTCCGCGCAAGCGTCGTGCAAGTGCTTGCCGCCGTGAGACCGGTAGCAATCCGAGCACAGCGCAGGCGCATAGCAGTAGTGCATGGCGTGGCGAGTCCGCGAGCGGAGCGTGTCACCTAGCACCATGTGAGGACACTTGCGCTTACGCACACTCGCCCCATTGGTGGATGAATTACCACAACCGTCGCAGCAGAGCCGGTGGTACATGTCGTATCCGTAACCCATTGCTGTATCCCTTCCCGTGTTCCCTGCCTGACAGCAGGACAATGGCCACGGACAATTGCCCGTGACCAAAGCTCAAATGTCAGACCTCATGAGAGCGCCCCGCGCTCCAATAAGATGCGCCGCACAGTGGCAAAGAACGCCGTTTCGGCAGCGCCGCCAACACGCGCAGAATCGTGCAACTGCCGCAGTGTTGGAGTGGCCAGTGAGCGCAGATCAAACAGTCCTGCGCCTTTGAGTTCAGCCATTGCCTTATCCCTTCCCGTGTGTTGCTGCTAGTCACAGCACACAGCGCCCCTGTAATCACAGGGTCGCCATGCTCCGTTGGTAGTAGCTCAGATGACGGCCAGCGGTAAGGCCTTGAATGCACGTGCCGTAGCCCCGTGCACCTCTATCGAGATGCTTGCCTTACGGCCGTTGTCCGTGCCGCCGCACTGCATGCAATCGATGCATTGCACCGTGTTGGACTTGCCCTCAGTTGCTGGGCACTGCACTAAACCCTGAGGCTTGGCCGCGCCCAGCTCACGGACAACAAAGGCCCGGTAGCCCATACGGCGGGCCACCCGGTAGTCATCCATGCTGTCGGCCGATGCCATGGTGAGCTTGGCGAACCGAGGATCACAGGTACGCCATTGATGCGTGTAACCCGTGACACTGGTAGCCAACTCAGCAATACGCGCCCAGACTTCGAACGGTGCCGCAGCCGGATCGCCATATGCGCCAATGCGCACCTTGCGACCCTTGAACGGTGCCGCATCGAACGGCCGCGCGTTGCCACGATTGAACGCACGCCACACTGACGCAGGCGTGCGCGGATTGACGTAGCAAGTGCGCTTGCGACCAGTGGACTTGTCACCACGATGGACACAGCTACCGCACACAGCGGAATCCGTGCCCTCAGTGATGGCCACATTGGGCGCAACGTCGGACCTGAGGATCCAGGTCTGAATCATGTTGCCGGTTTTGACGTTGCTTGATTCGAACGATGCCAGAACCACAATCGGTGTGACGCCATCCAACTCAGACACGCCAGACCAGACAACCATGGTTCCGTAATTCGACAT